TCTTAAATCTTGGTGGTTCAAGATTCAAGAACAAAATTAATATTTAGTTCTTAAATCTTGGTGGTTCAAGATTCAAGAACAAAATTAATATTTAGTTCTTAAATCTTGGTGGTTCAAGATTCAAGAACAAAATTAATATTTAGTTCTTAAATCTTGATATCTCAGACAGTATTGTTGGTCGGTTTTGCAGGTAGGAGGGAAGCCATAACACCATCTTGCGAATGCTTCTTGGTCATTGGGGATACTTTGATGGATGGTATAAAATTGTCTTTGAGAATTTTTTCTATTAAATACATCTTCAATATCACGATACATATCTTGGTTAAATTTATTGGATATTTCATTTTGAATATCTTTATCATCAGAATTACATGCTACTGGGACATTCTCTTTATTTAAATCATCAAGTGAAGGATTCATAAATGGATTATCATTAGTAGGTCTTCTACATTTGGCATTTTCATATAGTCTTATTTCATCCATTGTATATTTAATATTTTTAAGATCATTAAGATTATTATCTTTGTTAAACTTGGATGGATTAGTTGGATCAATTATACCAGATGTATGATTTTTATCTAATGGACCATTATGATCACCATAAACTATATTTCCATTAGAATCGTAAAATCCAACTTCAAGATCATATTCTGTTTGATTTTTATTTTTAGATTTATCATATTGTTCTTGTTCTTGTTGATCAATATCAATAGTTATAATTTCGCCATTATCATTGACTTGATATGTACGGTAATTAATATCGGGTATAGGTAATTCATAATTTTTGTTAGTAGTATTACGTTTTATTCTTTGTAATTCTTTACGTTTGCCAACATCATCTATTTCAAATACATTATAAAGGATAATACATAAGACAATACCAACTAGAGGAATATAAATAAGATCATCTGTTTTGCCGAGAATGACAAATAATATTGTTAGATAAATGAATAATCTAGTAAGTGCATTAAGTTGTTCAATTCTAGTCATATCATATGTGGGAATGAACTTTATATATGAATTATTTTTGAATAAGACAGTGATATCATTTAGCCAAAATACATTCTCCTTACGATCAGGTGTAATATTAGAATCTTTTGATTTATTAAGTTGATCAGTCATTATTATCTTATAATATATAATTCATCTAAATAATTATTTTATCAAACATGTAAATCAAAGACAACTAATATGTTCTCTTTGGTTTTATTTACAATTATTACAATTAATATAATTAATTAAGTTCTCTTGTGTTTTCGTCTATATTCCTTTGGATCCTCTTCATTTTGTTTTTTGGATTGTTCAATTTCCTTCTCTATTTTCTTTCTTTTGGCAACATTATGGAGTAGATTAAGTTTCATATCAGTGGCTTTTTTATTCAAAAGAACCAACATTTCAATGGTTTTCTTTTTTTCTAGAACTGGATCAAGTGTTTGTGTGATTGAATTTATTTTTTCATCATGATCTGACTTTTCAGTTTGGTCTTTATTATTTATTTCATCTTTATTATTCATTTCATTAATGTAATATTTTTCCACAGCACCAAAACTTTCATAAATTGAATCTTCAGTGGCAGAATCAACTTGACAGAGAATAGTATCACCATTACGGATATGGAATATTTTAGGGAATGATTCATCATCACCTTGAAGAATATTAAGAGTATTACGTTCGGTATTATTAACTTCCATATAAATAAATTTAATTAGAGGGAATAGTTTGGATTTCTTTTTGAGGAATTTTCTAATAATTATTTTGAGATCAGATGGAGTATCATTTAATGTGAATCCAATAATAACAGTTACATTATTTTTGATAATGTTTTTTAGATCAACAAGTTTTTTAACTTCATAAATGTTTGTATTTAATACTTCCTTATTGTTCATGATTCCAATATAAATTATTCATTCATTATTGTTTATATCTTTCTGACACATTAAATAAAATAGATTATTTTATTTAATTATAACTATTTTTCGATTTATTTATTAACTGGTGCATTAGAATTTGAATTGACAGAAGAAACAGAAGGATTATTTTTATTAACTACTTTCAGATCATTATTATCCATATTATTAAAGTTCATCATCTTCATTAGGTTTAGTGGTGTTGAAATATTGTTTAATAATTGTTGTCCAATTGGATTACCCTTCTCATCTTTTAGATCCTTAAGTCTCTCTTGACCATTTGTCATAAAATTCTTCATTGTTGATGCTGTCTCTTTCATCTTATTTGCATCAATCTTACTTTTTGCTTTCTCGGCCACAGTTCTTAATGTCTCACCAATATTATTGAGACCATTTGTTCTGAGATTTGTCACAATCTCTTTAACAAGATCGCCACATACCTCTTTCACATTTGAATTTCCATTCGCACCCAATAGGGCAGATATCCTTTCTGTAGCTTCTGATATTTCTTTATCACCCATTCCACTTAATTGTTCATTAATCTTCTTTTCATCAAACATTTTATCAACACCTAACATATTTAATACAGAATCAATTGAAATATTTTGCTGTTTAGGAAGTTCACCTCCTGTAAATAATTCACCAACACTATAATTTGTCTTCACCTCACCTAATCCTAAGAATGGATTGAATATTTGATTCTGGAACATAACACCAGTTTTAGATATTTCAGTTTCAATTGTAGCAAGGGTTTCAATTACATGTGTATATTTCTCAAATTTAGATCCATTAGATTGTCTAATCATACTAAACACAGAACTACTTAATAGATAAATATATTGCCAGAAATTGACTTTATTATTCTCATTTAAATATTCATATGCAAACTTGATATTGACTCCTGGCAAGAGTGTCTGAATCTTACCATTCTCATCTCTCACATTGAATAACTCAGGATTTTTCTCTCTAAGTTGTTTACATTGTTCTTGAGTTTTAAGAACCGTAAATACCTTCTTGACAAATCTACCATAATCAAAATCATCATCACGTAGATTTTCAATAATTGTCTTTGTAGTTTCCAAAAAATGATTTTTAGAATTGACTTCTTTTGATGTATGTGTTTTTTCAGTAATAGTCTTAACTACATCTTGTAATAATGTCAATAATGCTATACTACTTGCTGTAAATCTCTGAATATACACGATTAATTCATTTTTGTTTAATTCATCATTTGATCCACTATTTTTAGATGTCATATCGATTGAGATAATATATATAAAAATGGTTATTATTTAAGTCTTAATTAAATAAAAAAATTGACAAAAATAATTTAATTAAGATAACTAAATTAAATAAATTAAATTCTAGTAAGATAGTAGTGAAAATGTCTGACACTGTTATAGGTAAAATATTGTATTTTGCAGGTTACACATTTGACTTTGAGAGCAATATGAGTAGACCTCCTTTAGATATTGAAGTTGGTAGACATAATACATATGTAGCAAGACCAAGAACAAAACAAAAAGAAAATATTTATTACCAAATATTTAGATGGATTTACATAGCAATAATATTTATGTCAATGTTATGGAGTGTTCCATATACATTATATATGTCAGTACGTGATAGTTCATTTAGTCATTTTGGCAGATCATGGTTTCAAATTATGATAGGTATACAATATTATTATGGTATTACATATTTTGGTAAGGAACACTTTTATGAAAATATTGTCTGTAAAACAGAACTAATGAAATATATTAAATATAGTCTTCCAATTGCATTCATTATTAGTTTGTCATTGGCTATATTCAGTGTATCTCTATTGACTCTCGGATTTAAGATTCATTCATATGACGAAATATATGATAATGCTACTTATGGAGGAAGAATAACATTATGTATCCTTCTATTTATGGATATCATATATTCATATTTAACATTCACATTAAATGCATGTATATTTGCTGTAAATATGTTATATCACAAAAATACTGTTGAAGAATATTCAAATGAAATGGATGCATTTATTAAAAATAGTATGAGCACTGTCAGAAAACTTAACATTATTGCAAATGATTTCTCACAAATGAAAGATAATTTCGATAAGACAGTTGTTATTCTTACACCATTTTTTACAACTTTGAACTTTTTTGGATTCTCGACAATGTATTTCTATTTAAATGCATCATCTAATGGAACAATCACACCAATGGAAATTGTCAATATAATTCTGTTTTTGATGATTCAAATAGTTTATATTACTTCAATTCAATCTGTTAACAGTAATATTGGAGAAATATCCGGGATAATATTATCTAATAGTGTTATCACAACATTCTTTGGTAATAAACGTGTCACTAAATCTTTCCCATTAGGGGATAAACAATTATCATTCACTAATGATGAATCATCTAAAAATAATGATTCTAAAAAAGACAATCAACAATATATCATGTCAGATTTAAATATTCGACGTCATGATCAGAAATATCCAGAACAATTAGACAATGTTGAGATTTTGGATCATGTTAAAATAATTCCTGACAGATTGAATAATTATGATTCAATTAATCCTAATATAGACTATACAAATACAAGAGAATTTCATAGAGAATTAGGATCAAATACATTAACTAGTTCTGGAATCTATCATAATAATACTTATAATGAAGGTCATGATGCATTAAACAGAATTGTCATATCCAGTATTTCGACTGAACAAATGATTGAATGGCTTATTTTACAGGGTATTGTGGCTAATAAATGGCAATCATTTAGTATGTTTGGTGTTGAATTTACTGGAACAAGTCTAATCGCAAAAATTGCTGGTATTATTATTGGATTATTGATCACATCCGAATTTGCCTCCTTCTTTAATTGGTGGTAATATTTTATTTATTGTAATATTTCATTTATTGTAATATTTCATTTATTGTAATAAATAGCATAAAGAATACCAATCTATAATTCGATTATCTAAAAATTCGAATAAATGTCAACAAAACGAAATAAGAAATATTGTATTAATTACGATGAGCCTATTGATATCACAATAGGGAAAAAAGTTTATAAGAATGTTTCAGAAAAAACAGAAAAGAAAGAACAAGTCAAAAGTATTTTAAGTAAGTTAGATATTAATACCGAAATACCAACAGATACTGAAACAGATCAAATAGAGATAACAAATACTAAATCCAAATCATTGGTTAAAGTAAATGATAAGAAGAAGAGTCAAGAAATCGAATTAATGCAATCATTAGATGAAATAGGATGTAAATTTAATATGATAATCTTAAATATGTTCAAACATATTGAAGAATATTATGATAAGTATTATATTGAATTTTCAGATCTAAAAAACCTACTTAATCAAATGTCAAAACAAAATGACAGATGTTTAATAGAATTATTTATTAAGAACATATATGCTAATGATGATTATAGGACAAATATTTTAGATCAAAATGAGGACTACTTTTTGAATTTTACATTAAATAGTAACATAATAACAAAGATGAAAGAATTATGGAAAAATTTGGATAATGATAGTAAGAAATTTATTAAAAAATCATTATTGTGTCTTGTCAAACTATCTAATAAATATATTTTATTATGATTATAGATTTGCATTATTAATAACTGCTTCAATTTGTGATCTCTCCATAATTTCTGCAAATTTCTGACTATCTGTATTTCTTGCATTTTCAATTATTACCATCTGTTTTTTCATTAAATCAGATGATAGTTTATCATCTTTACCACTTTTATTTTGTAAAGTGATGATATTATGTTTGTCTTCATCACCAATAGTCATGAAGTTTTTAGGTTGAGGAATGTCAATAGCATTATATGAATAATTGTCATTAATACCATCCATTTCATTTTCATTATATTCGAGGGGACCGCCTTCTTGTGTTCTAATTGCTGATTGAGCTTTTTGAATTAATCTACGTTTTTCATCAACAACATAAGCAAGATTTTTCCTTCTATTGACAATAAATGAATTTAACCATTCAGAACATTTTTGTGGTCCTTCAAAAATCATTGCCTTTTGGTTCTCTTGAGATATTACAATTGAAGGTATCATTTTAATACTTAATGTTGATAATTGTTTTGAACTAAACTCATCCAAACATACAGGTGTAAACATATTTTGAATTCCTTCACTATTAATAACTTGAATAATACTAATACACTCTGAACATCTTTTAGAATAAAATAATCTAATAAACATGTTACTTGATTTATTATTTGAACTTGTATTAGATTGATTAGATTGGATAGATTGATTAGATTGGATAGATTGATTAGATTGGATAGATTGATTATTTTTGAGATAGTTCATAATATAAAATATTATTACATAATTATTATAACATTATTACTGCATATTTGCAAATTATATTGATTAATATTGATAAAAAATATTGAAAATTTCTTTTTTAAGTGAAAGAACATAAATATAATATTATAGAATAAATATAACTATAACAATGTCAAATATTGATCTTAAAGTAGAACTACATTCTTACAGACCTCATGATGCCATTAAAAGAGGTAGATTATGGTTAACATGTAGTGGTAATGATTGTAATGTGCAATTCATTAATGCAATTGGCAGAATTGCCGTTAAAAGAATTCCTACTTATGCTTTTCCCAAAGATTTGATCAAGATTGACAGAATTAATCCCGAAACAGGATATCATGATTCAGTTCCATTCAATCATGATATGATGAGATGTCGATTGGAAAATATTCCTATTATGAATGTTGATCCAAAAATATCATATCTCCATGAACGTTATTGGAAAAATGTCGATTTCAAAAATCAAAATAGAGAACGTCATGAAAAAGAATTATATATTGAGGCATTCATAGATGCAAAGAATGATGCATCTGAATCAAGTGAGATAATTAAACATGTCACAACAAATGATATGATTATTAGAGTTGGCGAGTCGAAAGACTCTATGACACAACAACAATTATATGATAAAGAATATCCATTATTGTTGATCAGTCTAAGACCTAAAGAAGCTTTTAGATGTTCAATGAAAGGTGCATTGGGTATTGGTTTAATCCATTCATCATTTAATGCATGTAGTAATTATTGTTTTGATAGTGAAACACTTTCTGGAAAATTAATTCTTAAATTACAGAGTGCATCAAGATTTAATGAATTTGCACTTCTTGAAAGAACACTTGATTATTTCAAAACTAAAACTAAAATGTTAAAAGATGAAGTCCATAGAATGTATTTGTTACTTAATGAACCTTCAACTAGATTTCAAATACTAATTAAAGATGAAGATCATACTCTCGGTGAGGCAATCAATTATGAAATACAATCACATCCAGATATTATGAAATCAAGTAATTCAAGACCAGATCTTTTGGTTCGTGAAATAATTATTGATGTCGTTGCATTCAAAAAAGAGAAATTATTAAATGCTGTCCTTGAATCATTCGATAATCTTGTCCTTAAGATTGAAAAATTCGAAAAATTATTTGATAAGATCAAAAAAGAACAAGGTATTAAGACTGATACTATATATTTTTCCGAATATAAAGAATCTAAATCTACTAAAGATGAAAAATCTTCCAAAGATGAAAAGTCTTCTAAAGATGATATTAAAGATAAAGATGAGAAAACTAAGTCTGAAGAGAAGGAAGAACCAAAAAAGAATAAACAATCTAAAAAGACCAAAACAAAGAAATCAGATTAATTAGATTGGATAATTTAAAAATAATAATCTAGATTGTATTTTTGTATCAGTGCAATTTTTGATAGGTGATTTAAAAACATAATGATTGTTATTTAAACTATCATCATCTGAATCATCTGAATCATATTCATTTGAGATATTGCATTCTATATCAGAATAATCTTCATCATATCCATTATCATTTGCTATTGTCAGAATATTTTTAATTAATTTATTAGTTTGGTTGTTCCCGTATTTATTGACATTAGTATGATAATTCGTTATGTTTTCTATTAATTGGTCACGTTCTTTATATAAATCCCTTAATACATTTATATCCAATGTTTTTAACTTTGTATATACATTATCAACAGATATTGATACTTTTGATGAAGTATTAATTGGTGATTTTTTCTTTATTTTGAAATCATCATAAATATTATCATTTTGAATATTTAGACTTGATTGATCACTAATATCATTCTTTTGGGCAATATAATCACCATGTAATTGATGTAATAATTGTTTATATGTATGAGGTAGTAATTTGTATAATTGACTATTCTTCTTCTGTCTTGTCATATGATATATATCTAATATCTCTCTACTCAATGTACTCATTGACATATTAATTCTTTTGACAATGTCTATATGTGTGTCACTTATATATTGTAAAAATTGACTCAATTTATCTTGTTGATATAACTTTAAATATGTTTCATGTATTGACATTCCTTTTGGAATCATGTTAATCAATCTCTTGTATGTATATGTTTCATAATTAATTGTAATACTATCATATTTACCATAATTAATTGTCACTAAATATCCTCTATTAATTAATTTTTTCATATTTGAATTGACTATATCTAACTCCTCAATATTCATATTTAATTCATCCATACATGACATATATATTCTTTTATCTTTAACCAAACAGTCATGTATCAAATATTCATTATCATTTATTTTATTCTCTATAGGAATTTCTTCTAAGGTAAATTTTTTTGTTGTTTTGACTAATACAATGTGATTATTATGTGTATACTCAGATCTTCGGCCATCTTCTTCTTTTGTAATAATATATGGAACAATTAATTTCCTTAATCTCTTGTCTATTATAATAATATGATATACCAAATCTTTATTGAATTTATTAATATTAGATCCAATATGTTCATATAATAATGGATGATTTGAATATTTCAATTCAAGAATATTCATATTGTAAAAAAAGTTCCATTTATTATTATGAAAAAATAATACAACATAACTTCCAATATGATTTTTGACTATTTTCACACTTGACTTATCGAATTCATTTAAATCAAATTCTGGCAATTTGTCATAAACATAACTCTTAATATATGAGTTACTGTTTTTTGTATAAGATAAATCTGATCCTTTAATTGACTTCTCTACATAAACTATTGGCAAATAGTCCTTATCAAATATTGCATACTTTGTTTGATGTAATACTCTATCTAAATCTTGATCAATGTGTCTCAAACTTTCTGATATCTCATTCGTTGATATTATTAAATATTCATTCTTCATAATAAAATTAATATTATTAAATACAGAACTTTTGTTTTCATACTCTTTCCTATGCATTATGTCTTTTATTCTTTGTGAAATATCACCAACAGTAATATTTATATTATCATTAGTATTATTGATATTATTGTTGTCTGTGATAAATGATAAATTGTGTTTTTCATTAGGAAAGTCATAGTTTACTAATAACAAATACAAATAATTAAGATTAATTCTTGATAATAATAGATTCTCCATAAATTAAAATACAATGACATATTATTATATTTTTACCAAACGAACAATCATAATAAAAATCACTACTAATATAAATCTTTTTTATCGAATGTTATTGAATGTTATTAAGTCTTGATTCTATTGAGTGATAAATTTATTCTCACCCAATATTAGAAGTATAATTTGATATGTACATTAATAAAGTTGATGACTTAATAGACAAAGTAATTGATGATTTCTATACGATTGTCATTTCTAATAACAAGAAATTCCAAAAACTTAGAGATGATATTAATTTTATCAAATCTCAAAAGGAGATCAATGATGTCCTCCTTGAATATATAAAAACAATACCTCTTACCGAAATAACCAATATTGTCAAAAAAGGTGACAGTTTTAATACCATTCTTGAAACCCTCAAAAGATATATATCATTATACTTATTCCTCACATTAGGATTCTTCTATAAAGGGAAAACTGAAGTATTCATTAATAATATTATTGAATTTACTCGTAATCAATCTGAATTCCCTCTTAAAATCGATAATTTCTTTAATGCCGAAAGCAATTCCCAAATCATTAAATTGTTTTTCATTATTAAAAATATCCTCACATTATTGTCCAAAGATTCTATTAAAATTGATCATATACGTAAAGATGGTTATGCCACTGAAACTATGGACTTTATTAAAGAACTTAGTCATGAATTTATTGATAATGCTTTCCGTCTCAAATCTCTTGATAATAATGTCGAAAATCAATGTCACAATATTGTTAAAACATTAGTCATTCTCTTTATCTATAAATCTAATGACAAAAAAGCATTATACAGTATTATTGAACAATCCGAATTAAGTGAAGGTGAATATATGTTTATTGATATCATAGAACCAACTACTACCACTATTAATTTTAATAATATTGAATCTCTCTTATCTAAAAATGATATATTCGATGGTTTAGCATATGACCTTTGGAATTATATTGAAGAATTAGATGTCAAAAATAAACGAATTGTTTCTAATGATGAAAAAATAAATATATTAATGAATGCAGGTATTATATTGCCTATTATCGATGACTTCCTCTTGTATCATCGTGATTCTGAAAAATATGACAAATCACAACCTAATGCATCTATTAAAAAGAAAGAAGAAACAAAAGTTAAATACATTATTGGAAAAATAGACACAACAACCGAACTATATTCAGATTCTTCTAAAAGGGATCCCAAATTGAGAGAGAATATTATGAAGAATTTTTCGGCTCCGTTATTCAATAGAAAAGCAATTTTGAGAAATAATATTGAAGAAATGAAAATTATAAATAAATTTATTAATCAAGGGAAACGTAATACAGAAAATAATGACTATTTTAATGATCTTGCCACTTACAGAAAATATGCTTATGTTAATTTTAAAGATTTCGAAAAATATGGTTTCTCAAATCATTTCAATGATACAGTTACTGCCGTTCGTGCTGTAAATTTTGATACATCATCTGAATTCAAACAAACTAACCATAATTTAAGACTGCAATTACGTGTTGGTAGTAAAGATAGTATTGCTAATATTGTCGGATTTATGATACCCACAAATACCAAACCATTACAATGTATTAAAATAGGTGAAGTTATTAATATTCGTGATTTATCCAAAAAAAATAAAAACGGTTTCACATTATTTTTGGACTTTTTAAAGAAATCTGTCATCAAAAATCAAAAACATAGATCCTCTGTCTATTGGATGTTCGATCCTAATCTTGATAGTATTACTGGATCTAATGGTAAAACTCTTGAACAATCTTCTAATATCAATATTGCCACAAGAAATGATAATAATGTTCATCAGGAAAAGATCAAAAATATGATTGCAGAATTGTATAATAGAGTTGTCAAAGATATCTATTACGAAATCATTGACAGAATTGACATGAATAAAACTGTTACACTTGATGAAGCTAAAAAGATTATACAACTTTTAGAAGATAATATTCTTGGCATTCCTTTAACTCAAGAAATTTATGAAGATATTGAACAATATATCTTTGATAAAAAAATCATTATTCATGATGAAAAAGATATATTGGAAGATGATAGATTGTATGGTTTAGAAGGAACCATTATTAAATTGCCAAAATATCAAAAACCTAAAGATAATTCAGTTCCTAGACTTACTATCGATCTAGCTCATGTAGATGAATCTGGTCAACTTATTGAACAAGAAACAGTTGATGGTGTATGTCAACACAACATAACATGGGATGAAATATCAACAATCCGCAAGACTAATTTTTCGGAATATATGAATAGATTATACAGTTTTATTCAACAATATGTAATTGAGAATACATCACAAGAATTTATTTGTAAGAGTTGTGGTCATTATTTAGATATTAAAAAGTATGTCCAAGAAGGTGTTTTTGATGATGAAAAAGGATTTGTTACATTCTCAATGCCTATGGAAGCAAATCTTGAAGATCTACCTGAATATGAAAAATATCAGTTCTCAATCAAGATTATGGACAAAAATGTAGAAAAAATAGCTTCATCAGTTGGTATACCTTATTTTATGGGTAATGCTACTACTGTTAAATGGAGACGTAAAGGCATTATTAAAAGCACTATTGATATGGTGACACAAAATAATGCATTATTAACTAAAAGATTTAATGAAAGAAATGCCAATAAAACTAAAATGTATGGTATATCAACATCTTTATCAAATCTTTTTGTTTTTGAAATGGATAACTCTATTTTCCAATCATCATCCAAAGATAAGGATCAGGAAAAATACAAACAATTGAAACGTAACAATATTATTACATACATAATGATCTATTTAATTATGGAAATGAATGAATCTCATATGTCATTCTTTACAACTGATAAGAAAAATCTTTGTGATATTAAAATATTTGATAAAGTATATGAATCATTATTTAGCGGATTGAGAATCAAAAAGAATAACTATACTGATACTGTCGACATTACAAAATACAAAATATTATGTTATTTGATATATATGATTTCATGTAGAATTGCCAAACATAATCTCTGGTATGCTCCCCAAATATCTGAAAAAAATATCCAAAAAATGATACCTATCATTCAACGTTATGTTGTTCATACCTGTGTTGATTGTATTAATTCTATTCTTGAAAATTCTTTCCAACCTGGTGTCTCATATATCTTCGAAATTTTCAGAGTTAGATTCTATTCCAAACTTAATTCATTGTTTAGAGATAATGATTATTATGATCTTCTACTCGATCAAAGTAAATTCAGTTATGTCACTGCACGCAAAAGAGATCATCTTAAAATTATTGATATGAATAATCTCCCTGAATTTACTTACAATCCTGTCAAATGGAGAATACATGTTCCTGCTAAATTCTATCCTGAATATCGAATACGTGATGTTATCGATCTTAAAGGTGGTGTTACTAATTTAACTCATTGTCCCGATGGTTTATTCCATAAATGGAAATTGGCTAATGATGCTCTAACATGTGAATTATGTAAAGTCAAAATGAGAGATCTTAAATATGATGAATCTGCTTCTAGAAAAATTATTGACCAATTCAAATTAGCTAGAACAAATATTTTAGCCCAAAAGTTCTGTCAGGTCGATGGTCAATTGCATCAATATAAATTTGATTCTGTTACAAAACAAAATATCTGTATTAAATGTAAAAATCCTGATGACCATAAATATACACCCGATGAATTAAATAAAATAGATCAAGTCATTGATAAAATTAATCATAATAGAAGATCATATTTCTCTGAGTTAGTTGATTATTATAATAAAGCGGATCAAACTGACTCTAAATACATATCGGATGTTGTCCAAAAAAATATTGAGAATATGAAACATGATATTACTAAAGAAAACCCATATAAATTTATTGATGAGTTTATTAACTTATTGCAATCAACAATTGGGAATGACATCAAAGGAGAATCAATTATCAATCTAAGACATAATATTTACATTATTGATCATGATTATAATGGTGTCCATCTTGGTCCTGGTAAAGAAATCATAATTACCGAATCCGAAAATAAGATTAATTATAAATCCAATCATCCTTTTTTTAAAACTGATGTATTATATTATACTGATAAGACAACTGGAAGAATTGATGTATTTTATGACACCATTACTAGAAAACTATTAGGTTATAAAGAATCTACTAAAGATTATGTCCAATTGAAAAATAGTAATAAGAGTATCAAAATAAACTATTCTATTTATAATAAACTCAAATTATTAGGTTATCCAAGTGAATATATTGATATTGACGAATTATTTAATGATATTAAGAGTAAATATCTATTAAAACTGAAACCATCTAATAATCAAAATGAAGATCAAGATATTACAAAACTTAATGACAATGATAAGCAAAATATGTATCGTGAAATATTTACAGAATTATCCAGAATGAGAGTTGATAACATTAAACGGACAATTACAGAGTTTCAACGTGTATTTAATAAAATCCTTAATAATCATGTTGACTTCACATTGCAACAAAATAAGGAGAAAGAACAAACAACACAATTGCCTGATGAAAAGAAGAAATTTGAAAAAGAGAAATCAAGTTATTTTTCTGAAGGTATGAATATCATTATTGATAAATACAGAAAGAAGATCAATAATATATCACTCACTGATTCTAATTCTAAACATAAAGTATTCAAACATTGGAAAGCTATTATCAAAGGTATTAATAATAATGATTATTCTGACAAGTATTTTAATATTGATACTGAACTCATCCCTTCAAGTATGGTAAGTAGTTATGATTCAAATTCCAATATGTTATTATATTATTTGGTTCATGAATTCATTCAGTTATTCAAATACAATCAGGATGGATTTGTCAAAACTAATATTGCCAATATGTTGGTTGAATTTATTGAGAGAATATTTACAAGATACAATACCGAACATCTTTACACTAATAATGAAATTCGCAGATTTATCAAAATACTTGATTCTTCACGTCATATTCGGGAAATTCAAGAATTGAATGATTCTGAAAAACCTACTGGCATTTATGAAGAATATGTTGATGAAGAAGAACAAACTGAAGAAGATATTGAACGTAAAATTGATGATGAAGAAGAACAAGATGCTATTGATGTAGATATGGATACAGCGGATATGGAGGAAGGGGTTGAATCAAGATATGATTATTTAATGGATTTTGAGAATAGTTATTAAATTAGTGTTCAAAAATAAATAACGATTGCTATTTATTTTTGTTTAAATTAATATATAGGGTAAATATATATTTTATGACTGATATAGGTTCATCTTTGATAATATTCCTTATGATTGCATTAATTGGTTTCTTTATTTACATAAACAACAATAATAATAAATTAGATAAATTAGACAATTCTTTAACAGAAGATTCACAAACAGAATATTTTACTTCTCGTAATAAAAGTAAGAAACTTCATAAATTAAAATCAAAACTCAAGAGAAAGTCAAAAAAATACTATCATCTTAAGAATAATACTACTGATACTAATGATAATATGAATAATATTAATGTCAATAACGAATTTATAGAAATGCAATATCATGGTGACTATAATGATACTATTACTGCTATTAATAACTTGACACCACAAAAGGAATTATTTAATTTGGGATTTCTCCCTGTTAAAGAATCTGTTCCCGATTCAGAACATGTAATAGAATTAGTCCAGTTATTTATGGATAAACTTAATAATGAAGTCGGTTCTAATGTTAGTGAATATTTACATACTAATAGTGGATGGAATGATATGGGTAAGAGACGTAAAGAAAAATCCGGTTTTGAGGAACAAATGGAAGAACTTGGTCTTCCTGGTAATTTATATAATGAATTTGCCTCAAAAGCTCCAATTAAATTAGTTAAAATAGACAAGGCCGAAAAGTTTAATACAGAAAATCAGATAAGATTTGTGATTCACATCATTGTTCAAAAGGAAAATGTATCAGACCAAATGATACTTAAATTATTATTCTTCTTTGAGAAAGATGATACAAAAAATAGAGATAAGTTTTTCACTCAAGAATTGAATGACGGTTCTGATGACAAACTAAAAGAAGGGACTGCACAAACTGCAATTATTGAACAGATATTTATAGAAGGATTTTTAACAAACAATGCTAATATGAAAACAAAGATGGATAAGTTCCATGAATATAAAGATGTGTATAACAGTGATGGAACAATTAATCAAGAGACTGTTATTAAAACTATGTTGGCAAAACATAAAGAAAGAGAGAATGAATTAAATTCTTTTAAGGCTACATTAGATGATGAGACAAAACAGAAATATATTGATATTGAACAAAATCAATATTCTGTCTACAAAAATACTCGCACAATTATGGATGATTTAGCCAATTATCCACAAAAATCATTTGATGATATTACTATTTAATAAAATTAATAATTGGTTGTAACATGCACCTTTCAGTTTATAATTATATAAATGTGTAATTATAAATACATAAATGTCCACAAATGTTATTGTAGATAATTACCAAACATTCAATTACAATATACCACCTCTTACTGCTGATGTTTCTTCATATCCATCAACTCCATTTGTTCCTAACTCTGCATATGCATATGGAAGTTTTACAACACAAATATTAAGTAATGGAATTCCACAATTTAATGTTTCTAAATTTGAGAGTATTTACCAAAGCATAAATGTCAGACTAATTAAAGAATCCACAACAAATCCAACATTTACCGCATTCTATGCAAATGCACGTCCAAGTGTTATTCCAAATGGTAAAGTATTCAAAATATTTACTATCAAACTTGTTGATATATATCCTGGATTGTCTGGCCCTGGCTACAGTTTTGCCCCACCAAATATTACTATTAACTCTACTGTAGTAGGTGCTTCTGTTACATTTGCCGAAACAAATAGAACTTATACCGATTTAATTGATGGAACACGTGAATATATATACACATTTACAGGCACATATGTATCAACAGGTCCTACCATTATTCAAAGTGATACAAGTTTTACATTTAGCATTCCAAGTGGAAAAACAAATTCTTCATTTAATCTTAAAACTTTTGATGGTGATATTGCTACTCAACCTCCATTATGTTTCCATTCATCTACACAAGTTCAAACTTCCAATGGATTAATCCCTATTACAGAACTCAAATCAGGCGAATCAATTTATGATTCTAATAATAAACTTGTCAAAATAGATTCCATAATTAAACATGGACCAACAGATACATTTGTCAGAATATCAAAAGGCTCAATAGATGGTATGACACCTTATAATGATCTTTTGGTTACACCTGGACATAAAGTATTATTTAATAATAAGTCTGTCAGAGCTCTTGACATAGTAAATCATTCAGATATCAAATTGGAAAAATTAGAACCATCTAATGTATATTCCATCATAACATCTGATAATAAGTATGTATCATGTGAGGGTATTTATTGTGTGACTTTAACTAAAGACAAATTATCTGACAAAAATATTATTTACGAAAAGATTTAATTTAATTATTATGTGAATTCTCCAACCATATTATTTATAATATTACATACATATCATTATAACTATTAGTTCTAATGACATTATTATTAGAAGACTTCAAATTATCTAAATATTCTATTGATCTTGGTCTGACTAACACACAAACCAAGGAATTTGTCAGTTTGAATAATTCAAATACAAAAAATATTAAACCATACTCAAATCTTATTATTGAAACAAATAATATTGACATCAAGTCATTCATATCAAAATCAGGTTATTCACATCCTCTTTATTCTAATCTTACAAATTCTAATAATACAATTCAATCAATCAAATTGACATTTAATGATCCAATTAGATCAATCATTCCAAATAATTATGTATGGAACAAAATTATTGTTATGTTTCAACAGACAAATCCAAATCCAGAATACTTTCCAATAATGATCAAATTATCACAAAATATTTCTGGTGCTACAGTTACCATAAAAACACAAAAACCATATTTAATCAATAATGGATTGTGGTGTCAGGAATTTAATATGAAATATGTATCTACAAATAGTCACATTATACAAAATGACATCTCTATCGAAATAAATAATTCTAATGCTCCAGAACTTATGACCACATTTAATATATTTAAGATTATTGGTGAGACAAATTACAAAACACCATTAGCATTTCATCCATTGACAAATGTACAAACTAAAGATGGAGTAATTCATATTAGAGATTTGAAAATAGGTGATTTGGTTTGTGATCATGAAAATAAGTATGTAAGAGTTAATAATATATTGAAATCACGTGTTGACACTTATGTAAATATTTCTAAAGGATCAATTAATAATAATTTGCCAGATAACGATTTATTAGTTACACCAGATCAGATAGTCAATATTAATAATAAATCACTTAGAGCATTTAATTTGGTTAACCATAATAATATTACATTAATAAATAATGTTGATGACATATATGGAATTAGTATGAATACAACAGATAATACATTTATTAAATGTAATAAGATTATGTCTAAATTATGATGTGATATGAATGGACAATAATATTTAAGAGAGTAAAATAGTGATACTATCTTGAGAATGTTATTAAGTATTGAGACACCAATATATAATACTATTATTGTATTTACAATAATAATAATTTTGATATATATATCCAAACCAGATTTTTTGTATGATAAGGACAAAAATGAATTCAGACAATTTGGAACAACAAATGGTAAGACATTATTGCCAATACATATATTAGCAATATTACTGGCCATATTATTGTATATATTTTTTCATCATGTAAGTAATACAAATATATCAACAAAATCAATTCAGGGGATAAATCAAAAAATAAATCAAAATCCAGAAATAATTGATGAGATAAAACAACTACAACAATTACAAATACAAGAACAGATAAGACAATTACAACAATTACAACAAATGCAACAAATGCAAAATCAAATTAATACATTAATGATGTCATCAAATCAAAATAATCTCATATATTAATTACATAGTCATTATCTTCATGACTTGAGTGACAAACGAATCAAAATGAATAATTTCCCTTCTACCACGCAACATATTATATTCAATACTAGCTACTTTGATAATAATATTAATTTTACGTTCTTCAGTGAGATCACAAGAAATTAATTTTTTGGTAATATCTTTAATAATTTTGATACCATCATAATTGGTAATCCATATATTGAAAAAAATATCACGTATTTCTTCAATACGATTCAAATCACATTTCATAATTAATTTGACTAACATGTCAATTGCATCATCATAATTAGTTTTGTAATCATATCCAAATAGATATAACTGTAAACACCATAGAGCAGTTTTAATATTACATTCAGAATGGTCAACAATATTAATTAGTGTCTTCATATCTGGTGATTTCTTTTTTAATAATGACACATAAGTTAGGTATGCAAATAGTTCTCCTTTAGATGGTCTTGGAACACGAATACAAACACATCTACTTCTAAGAGGACCAATTACATTACTTAGATTATCACACCACATAATAAATCTACATGTACTTGCATTGACTTCAATCATTCTTCTTAAACTATTTTGAGCAGTTTGTGACAGTTTATCAAGATTAGATATTTGGATAGTTTTGAATTTACTATTTGGATTTTGTGTAAGTTCGATAGTATTTGATCCGGCATATCGTTTAATAATTTCATGAACTAGATAACGGTCAAAATTTGTTCCTGTTGGATTGATAATAATATGGTGATCACTATTTTGGACAATTTCCTTTTTTGGTCTATTACCTGATCCTGCAATATTGTATGATGTTGTATACAATCTGTCAATGTTATTGCCATAAATCATCTTAAGGAATATATTAATCATTGTCTTCTTCCCTGAACCAATTGGACCATGAATGATAACATGTGGGATTGAACCATCAGAACTCATCTTTTCTAACATTTCATAGATATCTCTATGGAAGAATACATCATCAATTGTTTTTGGTTCGAATTCATTAATTAGTAATGGCATTAGTAGGATTATTAATTATTATTAGTATTACTTTTATCTAATAATAATTAATTTGTGGAGAATATATAATCAATTTTTGTATTAATGAGTCTTGTAGGAATTCATATAGATGATATTTCTGAAATAAAACATTATGATCATAATAAAATAAAATTATTTCAGTTTTTTGTCTCTGCTACTCATGATTATGATAAAAAAGAATATCAAGAAATTTTCCAACATATTAAAAATAATAACATTAAAATAGTTGTTCATGGGTCATATTCATTAAATATGTCTAGATCATGGAAGGAATCTGATTGGTGGATTCAACAATTAATAAATGAAATAATGATATGTGATAAGATTGGATCTTTTGGTATTGTCATACATACTGGGAAGAAATTAGACTTAACAACATCAACTGCAATTAATAACATGTATACTTCATTAATGTATATTCATGAACAGACACTTAAACATCAAAATGTCAAGATATTAATTGAGACTCCATCTGGACAAGGCACAGAAATATTAACACAAATGGATGAGTTTTGTAGATTCATGAATAAATTCTATAAACATCCTAAATCTGACGTTAGAGATAGATTTGGTGTATGTATTGATACATGTCACATTTTTGCATCTGGTCATGATATTAGATCTCTCAAATTAATAAATGGATTTTTCGGAACTATTGACAAGACAATTGGTATAGATAAAATTAAATTATGTCATTTAAATGATTCTAAATATGATCTTGGATCAAAACTTGACAGACATATGACTATAGGCAAGGGATATATTGGTATTGATCCACTTCGATTGATTGTAGAATTTTTAGGGACACTTGAAATACCAATATTATTAGAAACTCCATCCAAAAATATTATCAAAGATTTTAACTCTCTCCAATCTAACCAATCTAAATAATTAAACAAATATATTAGACAGATTTATGAGACAGAAATATTAGACAGATTTATGAGACAGAAATATTAGACAGAAATATTAGACAGAAATATTAGACAGATTTATGAGACAGAAATATTAGACAGAAATATTAGACAGATTTATGAGACAGAAATATTAGACAGAAATATTAGACAGATTTATGAGACAGAAATATTAGACATAATAATGTACAGATTATTAGACAGAAATATGTACAGATTTATGAGACAGTATTATGGACAGATTTATGATAGACAGAATTATGGACAGAAATATTAGACATAATAATGTACAGAAATATTAGACAGAAATAATAATAATTCTCTCTAATAGAAATATTTGGACAGAAATATTTAATAATTGAGATAATTAAATATTTTTAACTAACATGTCATATCTTTTGTTGGATCTGAGTTCATAATCAACATTAAAGTTATTTTCATAATAGAACTTGGTCAGATTTTTGTTATATGTATCATATGTCAGACTCAATGAATCAATATTTATTTTTTGAGATTGTTTTTGTATCACATTTAATAAATATGTGGCAATACCATTTCCTCTATGAATTGGAGCAGTATAGAGATAATATATGTGCATTAATCTTCTCAAATTGAATTCAGTTTCTTCAGCAATCAAATATCCAATAATTTTTCTGTCAAGTAATGCCACTAATATTATTGATTTGGGTGATGTCAATAATCTGGCTATTTCCTTCCTATTGTGATTCAATTCTTCAACATCTGCTATCTCCTCAAAGTTTCTGTATACAACTTCTATAAACTTTCTCAAATCCCTTTTATACAAATCATCACCTGTATATGTTAGAATAGTAATTAAACCATCTTTTTTAGATCTGACTTGTTCTCTTGTGACTGTTAATCTATTGACAAATGAACCACTCATTATAGTTTACAAATATAAAAAATATAAATATAAATAAACTATCAAATCAAGAAAGATTATTATAGTGTGTAATTATAATAATCATTAATAAATGAGTTCGTCTAAATCTAAATCCATGTCAAAATCTAAGTCTAAATCAAAAGATAAAAATAATGAGTTCCAAGAAATAAAACATAAATGTCATAATGATGCATGTTGTAAATTAACACTCTCTAAATATGATGATTATGAATCACTCAAGATTAATGAAGATAATAACACTGATTATCATAATGACGAAATAGGATCATTTTTATCAAGGATGCAAAATAAATATTCTGGTAATGCAGATCAGAAACATCTTAACCAATTATATGATATTGGTATATTGATAACTAATAAATCATTCAATAAGAAAAAGCTAATTCACAAAATAAATAAAATAATTGACGACAGATCAAGAGATCCAATTAAGAAGGTAAGTGAACTTAAACGTATTGAATTAGTTAGTGCTTTGAAGAGAGGAATTAAAGACGGTATGTCTGATGAATATAGATTTGCTTATGATAAAAATAATACATATCAATATGATTCTGAAAAACTCAAAAAAAGAGCACATATTGATAGTGTATTAAATCATTTCTCACTTAATTAACTATTAATATAAATATTCACACACAAATATTTATATTTATTATTAAATCAATTTATTTAGTCTTTTTGGTCTTTTGTTTATTTGTGTTTAACATTAATTCCATCTCTCTAATCTTTAATTCTTGTTCTTTCAATTTGTATTTGTATTCATATTCTTTGATAATAGACTCTTTATCTTTTAGTTCTAATTGATATTTAGCTTTTATCTCACTCAACTCTATTTTGTGGTCTTTATCTTTCAATTCTAAATCATGTTCAAGTTTTTTGATCTTTAATTCAAGATTGGATTTCTCAACAAAAAATGATGCGGTATGTCCGGAATATTTTAGGGCTAACTTTTCATATGTTTCTTTGATTGTCTTCACTTCCTTTGAAGACAAAATAACTAGTTCTTTGTGTTTTCCATATTCAATCAAATTATCTACTAATATATTTTTCAATTCTGACTCTGCCTGACTTATATAAAGAGGATCAATAAACGAAAAATATATTAGTTTCATATCAATATTACCAAGTTCTTTGTATTCATTTTTATGACCATTTTTCCTTTGATTGAAATCTTTAGTTAATCCAAACTTATAAACAATGTCATTATCATCATAATTTTCACTAATATCCATTATATCTCTCAATTCTTTGACTCTCGCTAAAGATGTTAAATATATACATGGCATCGATCTAGCACTTGTATTAAATAATTCTTTAATAGACTCATATGAAACACCTTTCATTTTTCCTATTAGTTTATCTTTTTGTTTAGTAGTTCCTAAATGAGTTGTGAACAATGTTTCAGATGCCCATTTAATAAATTTACCGGCTTTGTTTGACTTGCTTGTCATTATTATTCTTATAAATCCTGAATATTTGATATGTTCTTCACCATCAATATTTATTACATCATCGTCAAAGTATTTACCACCTGTTGTTATTGATTTTACATAATCATCATAACTGATATATATTTCTCCTGTCTTTTTATGTTTTAGAATTCCTGTATGAAATATGTTCTCATTATTTTGAATTGATACGTCATCATAATCTATATACAATCTTTCGTAATTATCAATAATGTCTTTATTTATTTGTTCAATATTTGCAACTTTATTTTCAATTATTTTGTTTTTTTCCTCAGACTCATCTATTTTCACAACATTCTTTTTTATAAACTCGATATACTTATTGATATATTTTTTATCAAACAGTTCATTTGTAATCCTATATTTTTCAAAATGTTTATGGCATTTCTGTTCAAGTTTATGGGGATAAGATGTTTCAAAAGTATGCAAAACTAAATTATTGCCATAAGATGTAGTATATCTAGATCTTAATCCTTCAATTGAACCCTTCCAAAATCCAATTTTGATGGCATTTAGAATATCAGAAGTAACACAATAAACAAATCCAATGTCAGGTTTAATATCAAACTTATCTAAAGTAAAAGAATTATTTTTAAGAATAACAGAATCAAAATGTTCTAACCATTTTACAATTTTACGAGAGACTGAATGATTAAATTTCCTGCTACAAAAAGCAAGCCTTCTCATACCTTCAATAGTGAGAAATAACTCTTTTTTAGATTTTTTCTTACCATTAGAATTTTCAAAAATACAATTAAAGTATTTATAATGCGTATTTTCAATATAACCATTTCTTCTTGAGTCGATTATTGTCTCGTTCAAATTAGGCATCTCAAAAAGTGCCATAACATCTTTGACCTTAAAATAACATTTATCATGAACTCTTTCACCTCTCATTTCTATATTTGACATAAATCCTGTTTCGTCATTTGCTCTTTCATCTTCAGAAATACAAATAATAGAAGGAGCTTCTTCTATCTCATGTTTCACTTCGTCATTTTCGGCTAATTCCGGAATGTTTAATTTGCACCATTCCACTTTGAATAATACTTTATCTAATTTCTTACTTTTGCCATCTGTTTCATTCCATTCTTCATTATCCTTATCATACTTTCCAAAAGTATAATTATCCTCATTTATCTTATTAAGTTTGATAATTTCTCTTGCATTTCTGGCCTTCTTGAAATATATAGGTGATGTTTTCATTAATTCATCTCCTTCATAATATTCAATATTATTAATATTTATGGTTTGCATTTGTCTTATTTAATTATATTAATAATAATAATTCATCTTTATATCATTTTATATATTTTTATATATATTTATAAAAATATTAATGGCTAAGATTTGTCTTTTCAGGCGATTCTTCAAATGTCACTATTTCCAATACAAATGAATGATCCAAATTATTAAAATCATAATACTCTCCATCAGGTGTTAATATATCTATTGTTAATGTCCTTAGTGATCTAAGTGGTTCATTATAAAATATTGGCGAGTCAATATATGTGTCATATACATATCTCCCAGATCTTCCAGGTAATCCAATCTTATAAAAAAAATCCTTAATATATCCTGTCCCCTTAATGTTGTCTAATTCCTTACATTTGATTATCAAATAAGACGGTCCATTTAATCTTAAACCATTCCTTATTGCTATACTGTCTGTTTTTAATAATGATGTTAAATCTGTTGTCGTTGATAAATTTAAATTAGTTGTTGATGGATTCGATATTGATGACACATTTATTAATGGTGATCTTATTTGTTCAATTACATTAAATAATGATTCATTCTCATATATCACATCATTTGTTATAATATGGGCATATGGTGTTATTGATGTATCCTCTCCTACATTCCTAAATCCCAATACTGTCCCAAATGTATCATCATAATCAAACCTTATTCTGAATTTATCTGGTGCATAAATATGTATATCAACACCTCCCTCAATCGTATTCGGTAATGACGAATCCAAATTGACATTTGTTAAAACAATATCATATGTATTTGTAGTTATATTATATATGATATGTTCTTTATTGATATATTTAGATGGTATGTCTTTGTAATTTAATGAACCTTCAATTATTATTTTATCCTTTAATGATAATCTATGATTTGGATGATTAATTCTTAATACATATCCATCATTGTCTAATGTGATTAGTGGATTTGCCAAATAATATCCTCCATTTGGATAAATATAATATTGGTCTAATGGATCTGTCACTAAAGATGGATTTTGATTTATTGTATATAAACTTAACTTCTTTATAAATGGTGTGGCATTATTTGGAATATACTCATTATAATTTGCAAATGTCACCTTATCTGTCTTGACATCAATATCCATTGTTATGTAATTATTAATATTCGTAGTCACTCCATCTATAACTCTCTTTACCAAATATACAGTCTTTTCAAATACTGTCTTTAGTTCTATTGCTGTATAATTACCTGGATCCAATTCTATTGAATATACATAATCTCCATCATTAATATTCTGCCAATAAAATCTATTATTTCTCACTCCTCCTGATGCTCCATCAGTAATTACTTTTTGTGATTTCGGAAATATACTATTAATCATTTTAATCATCACAACATTTGTATACACCTTCTCAAGTGATAAAGTGTATTTATTTGGTTGATAGTCTCCCACTTTGAAATCTTCTAATAATCCTATTTGAACATTATTACCACCAAAATTATTATCTAAAAATCCTATTCTCCCAATATCAAATGTAATATATGTATCAGTAACTGTCTTAACATATCTGAATGCATACACATTGTCAAACCCTAATGGCAATTCTGCAGTAATTAATTTATTTGGTATACCCCCATAATGTTTATAATTTATCTTCACATCTGATTTAACTTGTTCATATATTGTCACTAATAATGCCCCTGAATTCATTGGATCAATGTATGTATATCTTCTTTTTGAGTATGGTATATCAAGTTTGATATAAAACTTATTTGCTCCTGGAACCATATCGGCAGTTGAATTACTGACTCCTAATTCTGTCTCAATATCATATGCTGTCAAATACATTCTATGAGTAGTGTTCAATAAGTTTAATGGTATGTTCCCAATTTTTGTTGTGGTTGATTGTTTTGTAGATTCAGGAACAACAAATCTTACAGTATCATTATATGTTTCCTTCTTTTCCAAATATCTTAATGTAAAATTACTATTCGGTATAATTGTCATTTCGTCAAAAAATATAGGTCTGACTGCATTTTGAACTTTTTGAATATATTCCATTGCTCTATAGAAAGTAGTAGGTGTCTGTGGTGGATTATAAATATTTAATTCGGCTAATTTTTGGATAACTCTTGGTTCAAATGTGGCTGGTATAGCTATAGGTGCTGTTCCTAATCCGGCAAATACTGTTGGTTCTGTCCATCTTAGATCTGCATTTGGTGTGGCCGAATATTGGAGTATTGATGTTACAGTCCCATATATATCTGTCACAAATTCTCCTATCCACATTGGATCTGGCACTTGTGTAGGTTCTGGATTTCCTGCTGTAGTATCACTTACTGCATGAACATTCTCATATATTGATACATGTAGTGATTCAATATTTGTGATTGGATCAATTACTGACTGAATATTCCAAATAAATTTCCTTGTATCAAAATACCATTCTGTTTTAGTATCACCAATAAAATCTTCAAAGTTAACTGCTATATCATTATATTCATCTTTAATATCATTTGTCAAATTTGAATTAATATCGATATTATTATCTGCTGTAACTTTCATATACATCTTTCCTTCATTGAGTTCGAAATAATTTATCTGATTACCATAATCATCTGTGACAAATGATCTTAATGTGAGTGTCTTTTCCTCCAAACCACTAATGGTTATTTTGTCATTCACATTTATCCCATCTGTATTGTCCATAAATATTTTAAGTTCTGTTCCATTCATCTTAAATGGATTGTCATTTAATTTAATTGTTCTAGTTGTTTTTGATATTGGACTAACATTCCTATTTGCACTATCCACTTGTAAGTAATGTGTAATATATTGACTCTTATTTTTTCCAATTAATCCATATTTATGCATATATTCAATATATGGATCGAAACTTTCTCTCTTTTTGGCTAATTCAAGTGGATAGTCACGATAATCATATCCCCTATTACTATGATCACTGACCATATTAATTCCCAATGGATGAGCATTTTGAACAGCATTATAACCTTGTTTAGGTAAATCAAACTTCTCATCATGTTGAGAATATTTATATATTGTGTCATAAGACTTATCAATTAGTTTTTTCTGTTCTTTGACATAAACAGACGAATTATCAGTATCACTATTACCGCCAATATGTTTATTCATTATTGTAGGCGATATATAATCAACCCTCTTGAAATTCAGATCACCAATCAGGCTTGCATTACTAGTCATATTAGTATTTAAATTTGATGGAATATTTGTTGTCATTTTATTTATTTATATTTATGTATGGTCATGTATTCTCTAAATAGTTAGTCCAATAAATTAATTATAATCAACAATATAATTAATAAGTCATATGAATAACATAATTAAATTAATTGTTTATAAAAAAGTAAATAAAAAAATTATTAATGATATTCTATTTTATGATGAACATTATTCTATTACTGATATCAGTGACGATTTAATTGATAATATTTATTCATATTTTGAGCATAATAAAGAAGATAATTCTCAAAGTTATGAAGTGACAATAACAGATTATGACAATAATATATCATATGTGTATTTGGCAAATAATGGTTACATATATTTAATAATTATTAACACCATAAATACTGGCAAATTGAATAAAATATATTTTTTGTTAAATGAACTCATTATAGATATTTCACAAATATATTCTGTGAATGGCACAAAATATTTATCTTTAATATATGATCTTGTTAATATTACTAATATCAATATAAATCTTGACAATAAACATGATTCTAAAAATATTTCTGATCAGAATAATGATCAGAAATTTGATAAAGTGAATGATACAATAGAAATAATAAAACAAAATGTAATGTCAACTATCGATAATTTGAAAAAAGCTGACCAAACTATCATAAGGTTGGAAGAAAAAACAGAAATAAATAAAAATAAGACAAACACAGGACACCAAATACTAAAACAAATAAACAGTCACTGTGTAATAATGTAACAAGACAATACTAAGCATGATGAGTATTGCTGACCACCTTCTGTACAACAGGACGATTGAACTTCACACGAACACCATACTTGACATTACTCAACTTGACAAAAACATCATCACGATCATAGACACCAAGATCCAAAACCGTAACACAACCATCACAACGTGTTACAGCTCGTCTTGAGCAGACAGTAAACCCATGTAAACCACCTAAACCGACAAAATACATATGGTTGCCAACAACAAAAATTATAATTTGCACACGAGAAAGGTATTCATATTGTGGCAACTGAATATCACAAACAGGAACATTATTGACTGCATGTCTTCCAACAATAGCACATACAGTATTTTTAATGCTGATAGGGTTTGATGAAACCATGTTGGCAAGTTTGTTGCCGTCAGTCATCATCATAAGCTGGGCATTAAATGTGATACCATCATCCTTGAGGGACATGATCTGAGAAATCTCCTTGGAAAGTCGAGATGCCAGATACTTTAACAAGGCAATTGCCAACTTACCATTTGTAGGAGCGAGACGTCCCAGGATGCAACAATACAATGCCCTAAGAACCTCCTTTGGTTTATCGATGTTCTTCTTCTCCTGAACAAAAGAAGAATCATCAGACTGTTTGGCAGTTTGGTTGGCAGTTTGGTTGGCAGTTTGGTTGGCAGTTTGGTTGGCAGTCTTTTTTTCTTTATCATTGTCATTCTCATCAGTAATGTCATCAGCAGGCATAGACATCAGATGAGAAATTGGTACGCTCAATTTATTGTTCTGGATTTCGATTTCAAAATCCAACAACATATAAGCATGTTTATAGGTTTCCTCAAACTCAAGTGCCTTGTTTTCTGCCGATGATGATGCAGATAATGATGCAGTTGAAGACATTTTCCTTCAAAGTATGAAGCTATAATAATAAGTTCATACAATAGGAATAATATACAGTTCAAATTTTCAATTTTTTATTTGTGTATGGCTTTCATAAATAGAAAAAATTGATATATATACACTTAGACACATAATTAATATTATTTAATATAACTCCAACATGCCTAGCGAAAAAATAGCAAAATCAAGCAAAGACAAAACCAATAAAGATGGTGATGATGTTATTGACGTTGAGGATGTTTATAAATCAAAAACTCTTCATCAGTCTATATTAGATTCACCTGATACATATATTGGTCCAAGTAAGCCTGATGATGTCAGAATGTTCATTTGGGATGAAGATAATAATAAAATCGTTGAAGAAGTTATCAATTATGTAGGTGGTTTTTTCAAAATCTTTGATGAAATTCTTGTCAATGCTAGAGATCATACTGTCAGAGATCCCACTTGTAGAAATATCAAAGTCAATCTTGACAAAAAAACCGGTATTATCTCCGTCTGGAATGATGGTTCCGGTATCCCCATTATGCTTCACAAAAAATTTAATAAATATGTCCCTGAAGTTATCTTCGGAAACTTGTTGACCTCTCAAAATTACAACAAAACAGGAAAGATTGTCGGGGGTAAAAATGGGTACGGAAGCAAAGTTGCGAATATTTACTCAACAATGTTTAAGGTCCATACAGTTGGTCTAGATAATTTGGATGAGAAGAAAGGCAAGAAGGTAGAATATACACAGACATTCAGAGACAATATGTATAAAGTGGAAGAACCAGTGATCAATAAGAAAATCTCACAAAGTGCAAAAACATTTACAGAAATTACATTCTTACCTGATTATGAAAGATTTGGAATGACAGGATTAACTAATGATATGTATTCATTATTGGTAAGAAGATGTTATGATGTTGCGGCATGCACACCAAAGAACGTATCATTTACAGTAAATGAGAAAGATATCAAATGTAGAGACTTTAAGGACTACATTAAATTATATTACAGTGATGAAGAGAAACCAAAAATTACATATGAGAAATTTAATAGTAGATGGGAAGTTGGTATTGGTTTCAATAAGAACATTGGAGATAGATATATTAGTTTTGTAAATGGTATTTCTACATTCCAAGGAGGAACACATGTAAGACATGTTGTGGATAATGTAGTAGCCAAAGTAACAGCCCATATTAAGAAGAAGAAGGAATACAAAGACTTGAAGATTTTGCCAAATACTATTAAACAGTATTTGACATTCTTCATTAATTGTATTGTAGAAGATCCTACATTCAATTCACAAACTAAAGAGTTCATGAACTCAAAGATTAGTGATTGGTGTACATGTGGCAATAATTGTAAAGATGTAAAATGTGACATTACAGATGACTTTATTGAAAAACTATGTTCAAGTGGATTAATGACAGAAGTAGTCAAAATGTCCGAATTCAAAGAACTAAGAGATTTGGGTAAGACAGATGGTAAGAAAGTTGGCAATTTAAGATCGATTGAAAAGTTAATTGATGCTGAATGGGCTGGAAAGAGGAAATCAGATAAGACATCATTATTCCTGACAGAGGGTGATTCAGCTAAAGCATTTGCAGTTGCAGGTATTTCAGTAATTGGTAATGAGAAATATGGTGTATTCCCTCTTAGAGGTAAATTACTCAATGTCCGTAATGCCACGGCCAAACAAATTAAAGAGAATAAAGAATTTGTGAATATCAAAATGATTCTTGGATTGAAACAAGGAGTGAAATATCATGATGTATCAAAATTACGTTATGGTTCAGTAATTATTTTGACAGATCAAGATCCAGATGGATCCCATATTAAAGGTCTGATTATCAATATGTTAGAATATTTTTGGCCAGAATTATTGCAAATTGAGGGATTCATCAAAGCATACAATACTCCAATTGTTAAAGCATGGAAGAAATCAGACAAGAAGAGAAAAGAAATTAAGAAGTTCTATTCATTTTCTGAGTTTGAGAGCTGGAAGAAGAAACAAGGTGATAAGATAAGTTTATGGGATCATAAGTATTATAAGGGTTTAGGAACATCTACAGACAAAGAGGCCAAAGAGTCATTCAAAGACTTTGAGGATAATTTGGTGACATTTGAATGGGAACCGTCTGATAATAATGATAATCCAGATAATGAAGAAGTCGAAAAACTTAAAAATGAACTCAAAAAGAAAACTGACAAATCTAAAAAAGAAGAAAAGAAGGAAGTCAAGAATAATGAAAATGAAGAAGATGAGAAGTTGGAGACAAAAGATACAGAATCAGATGCACCAGATGATGAGGAATCATCATATGAATATATGAAGAGCAGATCACATATGACAATTACAAAAGCATTTGACAAAAATCAGGCAAGTGCTAGAAAAGAATGGTTAAGACGATTTAAACAAGAAGATATTTTGGAGTATGGTCCAAAGATGAAAGTCAAATATTCGGATTTCATTGATAAAGATTTGATTCATTTTTCAAATCTAGATAACATTAGATCAATCCCAGCACTTGATGGATTTAAACCATCACAAAGAATGATTATGTATTGTTGTTTCAAACGTGGTCGTCGTGCTAAAGAAATAAAAGTAGCTCAATTATCAGGATATGTATCAGAGAATACAGATTATCATCATGGTGAGGCATCATTGCAAGGAGCAATTATCGGTCTAGCTCAAATGTATCCTGGATCAAACAACATTAATTTACTCCGCCCTAATGGTAACTTTGGTTATCGTCGTCAGGGTGGTAAAGATCATGCTAGTCCCCGTTATATCTTTACCGAACTAGATCCTGTAACATTAACAATCTTTAGACAAGAAGATGAAGAAATCTTGACATACAACTATGATGATGACAGACAAGTTGAACCAAAATTATATGCTCCAATTGTCCCTATTATTTTGACCAATGGTGCAAGTGGTATAGGAACAGGATTTTCAATTGATGTTCCACCATATAATCCACGTGATGTTGTGGCAAATCTCAAACGAATGATCAATGGTCAAGAACCAGTCGATATGATCCCATGGTATAATGGATTTAAGGGTTCTGTCGAAAGAAATCCTAAAGATGAACGTAAATTCATTATTAAAGGAAAATACAATATTAAGGGATCATCTGTCCATATTGAAGATATCCCAATTGTTGATGGATGGATTGAACCATACGAAGCTAAAATGGAAGCTAAAATATCTGTATCAAAAGATGACAACAATAAGATAGAAAGCATTTCAAAGAATCCAAGTAATAATACGATTAATATGGTAATCAATTTTAAGGGTAATGCCTTACAAGAATTATACAAAGATGATTCACTTGACAAATATCTCTGTATGACCCAGAATCTTTCAGTAACTAATCTTAACCTATTTGATGCAGATGGTAAATTAGTTAAATATAATTCTGTTTTGGATATATTGAAAGACTTTTATAAATATCGTATGACAATGTATGAAAAACGTCGTGAATATTATCTCAAGAAACTTGAAAATGATCTTAATATTAGTAAGTATAAAGTTAAGTTCATTAGAGAATATTTGTCAGGAGATATCATAATTGCCAAAAAGAAAGTTGATGAAGTAATTGACCAATTAGTCAAACGTAAATATCCTAAATTAACTAATGATCATCGTGATAGTGATGACAAGAAATCATACAGATATTTAACTGGTATGCATATTATTACATTGACTGATGACGAAATTGCCAAACTAGAAGAAGAAATGAAGAATTGTCAGGCAATTTATGATGAATATTACAACACACCTATCAAGAATATTTATCTTAAAGAACTAGATGAATTCCTTAGTGCATACCAAAAATGGGAAATATGGTGGAAAGATGAAAATAGTATTCAAGATGTTGCTGATCCTGATAAAGACAAAAAGACATCTAAAAACAAATCTAAAAAGACCTCCAAATCAAATGATGATAATGAATCAGAATCATCATCCAAGTCTAAATCTAAAGGGAAGTCAAGTTCCAAACCTAAAAAGATTAAAACAGTTAAAACAATCAAATCAGATAAATCCGACAAACCTAAAAAAGAGAAAAAGACAAAAACACTCAAGAAAGATAAATAGTGTTTGAATTAATTTATTTATTAATTATTTATTGAAGTAATAAATAAAATTATTTTGAGATAACAATATTATTATTTTTGTTTAATTGATTTAGTTCTTTTTTGATATAGAATTTACCTCTATTAAATTGTGGTCGTCTATTAATTGTCTTGGCAATGACAGATTTAGGACAACATATATTTTCATATAATCTTGTTTCACCATTTTCATCTTTGAACATATTTTTAATCCATTCTGTTCCAACACATTTTGGTTTGTCTTTACAATAATTAAGACAATCATACAATGGAACATTTACAACACATTGATGTGGTAATAAGTATTGACCCAAATATTCATTATTTGATTCGACAAATCCATATTTTTTTGTCGTATTTTCTTTTGGTATATCTGGATTGAAATCATATGGTAATAAATCCTCCTTTTTTGTTGGCCATACTATATCATGAGTTTGGTATGCTACTTCTGTTGGAACTGAATAATCTGAATCTATACTGTCAAAGATAGTTGTCTTTTTATCATCTAATGATGTAGATCCAAGATTAGCATATTGATATCTTGATGTAATATTATTCTCACCATCTGAACATGCATAAATTGAATTTTGTGTTAATGTTATTCCATCAAGTCTCTTGTCATCAGTTATTTTGTTTATTTTATTACATCTTTTATCTAATTTGGAATATTCATCACTGTAAAGACCTTGAGTTGGTGTTCCTAATATAGTCGATTCAGATAAATAACATTTCCCTCCTACATGATTATAACCAAAACCAGAACAATTTAAAGCCCTTGTACATTCTGTCCCACATTCCGTAATTGTTAATCCTGATAATCTTGCATCATAATGTTCTCTATTCTCATTATGATCATTATGATCATTATGATGATGAAAATAAGTAATATATATTATTGTCAATAAAGCTGATATTAATAATATATATATGACAGTCTCATTAGTTATTATTTTATCATTATTTGATGTCATAATATTTATACATAATTATTAGATTAGAATTCTCAATATATTGTAATTATATGTAAAGACAATAAATATAATTTTACATATATCGAAAAAGATGGATGAAATTAAATTGGATGATCCGAAATCGATCTTATATTTTCTGAATGATCTGACCAAAAATGAAACACTTTTAAATAAAGTGAATATTAATAATGACAATATTAAAGAAATATTTAGAGTTGTCAGGAAACTTAATAATAATCACAAGATAAAAATATTAAACATACTATTCAAATCAAAAACATTTAGACAACTACTCAAAACCTATCCTCAAATGTCAAGTAGTATTGATTATTTCAGAGAGTCATATTTAAATACATTCACTATTGACAATAAATTTAATATGGATATTGTAAGTGACGAAATACTAAATATATATGAACCATTAATAACAGATGATGACATAAATTTACATGTATTAGAATACATTAATAAAATCATTGAAATGAGTAACATTTATAAATATGAAAATCCATCTTGCATAGAACAAAAACAGAGATTAGAGACATCACCATTAGATTATTGTGTATTTTGTGTAAAGATTGTTCTAAAAATTATGGATCATTTATCTAAATCTGAATCAGAATCAAAAATAAATCTAGATAAATATTTTTGGAATGGCATTAATACAATAATATATGGATTGATGAGAATAGATAAAAAAATAAAATATGACTATTGGAGTAATAATACAGAAAATAATGATACCAAAATAATAATAGATAGATTAGATGGATTGAACAAATCTATTGACATAAATGACAGGAAACAGATTGTGAATGGAATAATTAAGAGATTCGATTATTTAATTGAGAATAAGAATAATGATATTATTAGTGATACAATTGATTATATTGTTTATTCTAACAGTATTTATGAAATGGCAGAACCATTGTTACCAAAAATATTTAATATTAATCTCAATATTCAGACTAAACATGAATTTATGAATAAAGTATTTGCATACTTCTTGTATAAAAATAAGGATTATAAATCTGACGAAAAGTATTATTATGAATATTATAATGATATATTAGAGAACACAAACATATCAATCACAATAATTGATCTTGATATATTGTCAATATTACTAAATAATAATAAATTATTGACACAGAAATTAATTGAAAATATTATGTTGAGAAGAAATGAGATAATTGATTTATTGAAAAATATTACATATATTTATGACAAGTCTATGATCAATATTATGAAATGCATAATCAAACATAACATAAATAATGAAGATAATAAAGATCAATATATAACAAGTTATTTTGATGAAATGATAACAATAATATATTTTTTGTCAAATAGATATGATTATGAATTAGATGATAATGAAAGAATGTGTGAATTATTTGATGACTTGATAAGACTAATAAATAAATATTCTAATATGAGAAATATTGGAAATATTGGCAATATTGGTAATATTGGTATTGATAAGAGAAATTATGAGATAATGAATGACATCATAATTGATAAAGAATTAGAAATACAGTTTGACCAGAATGTGAAAGTTATAGATGATACAAAACATAATATGGATGGACTATTAGACACATTGACACAAGAATTTATGAATGAACCATATTATATCAAAATGAAGAATGAAGATATAATTGTAGATAGAAAGACATTTTATAGAATTATAATAAATGGAGTGAATCCATATACAAGAGAGAAGATAGATGTGAATGAATTAATAACTTACAATAAATCTGATGACATTATTAGAAAAAGACAAAATTACTATAATAAAATTAATTAAATAGATTGGTTAAAATCTGTTTAATAAATATTAAGTTAATCTTTCACAAAGTAGTTTGATTATTTCGAATGATTTGTGTTGTTCCATAAAGTTCTTAAGTTGTCTTATTATTATTGAATGCATTTCAGCAGTATAAGCACACATATAATCATTGAAGAATGGTGAGAAATCATCTTTAAGATTTTTGACAAATGACGAATCAATATTAATATTTGATACTCGTGACAAATGATCAATTGTATTATTAAGAACATCAATTGTACTAAGTTTCATATCTGGGTCATTTTCACCTTCAGGCATCTTACATACGATTTTAATTATTTGAATTGGGAGTGTGTCATAACATAAATCAATAAATCCAGTTGTTTCAAGAGAATTATATATATTCATTAACTTGTTGTCCTGATTAGTAGATCTGTCATATCTGGCAATTGATTGGACTACTGATGCAATAAGATTATAACTGATAATATGTTGGAATACATGTTTAATAATACAAAAGATTTGATTTAGGACATAATTATAATCATAATCAGTTGTGGTGGATTTATTAAGATATGATGACAATTCAAAATAATCACGACCATATTTATTTAATATCTTAGAATAGAACTCATAAATTGACTCATAATTATTAATAAAAATATCTGGTTCAATTGGTGCATTATTTCTGTCATAATTATCTTTAATGTAATCTTGTAATACATATGGTAATTGAGTATGATCACTTGTCAGATCTGAATTGAATAATAATTTTCTCCATAATTTCTGATAGACAATATCATTATTATTTAATTTCTTGTCATAGTAGTCATTATAAATATTACATATATTTCTCTTGATTACATATTTATATTCAGTATTGTTTATTACAGAAGGTGCATTGCCACTAATAAGTCTGCCGAGTTCTGCATTCTTTCTGTTAATTTCTTGGGTTAATGTATCAATACTATTTTTTGTTTCGTCATAGAGTTCTTTGTATTCAGGTTGTGAATTAAATTCATTAAGATTATTAAGTGAATTTCTCAATCTAGATAATACTTCTTGCTTTTTATTTATTTCATTATATAATCTATCTATTAATTCTGTATTGTTTTTGTGTTCGGTTGGATTATTTACATTATTAAGTGGTAAATTTAATCTGTTTTCAATATCAAGACCAACAATATTTAATAATGATTCAGTAAGTGTATTATTCCACATATTAGGATTCATTAATGTATTGACAGTGAGTTGGTGATTGAATAAATACATAGCAATTGGAAGTATTAAATCACTATTAGAATAAATAACTGACTTATTTGTTTTTTGGAGAACATGTTTTTTCAAATTGTCATTAATAGATGTAATATTATTGTAAGGTGATGAATTTATTACTTGCATTAAATCTTTCCAAGCATGGAGATAAATATTTTTGGATGGATCATTAGTTAGTGTCATTTTAGATCCAGATCTCAACAATGAATCAACAAGGACAATATTTTTCTGTTTGACAGCATAGAATAATGGTGTGAATCCAGATTTTTCGATAATATTAGGATCAGCACCATAACTTAATAATAATCCGATCATATCATCATTAGATTTATAATATTTGTCAGCATTTCTGTCCGGAGACTCATAATTAATTGCTTTTTGTTCGTTATTGTTTGGCAAATCATGTAATTCTCCATAGAATTGGAGAATACCGGAATTAGGATTGGTATAACTGTATTCTTTAATGAGGTTTTTAAGATATTCATTATCCCTACTAATAGATCTATTTGGTGGTCTGGTTATAGTTGGAGTTATGTCTGCTCCTCCTCTTAAATTTGATATAGGTCTTCTTGGAATATTTACAGGTCTAGGTAGATTTGCCGGTCTTAGATTAGGATTAAGATTAATATTAGGATTAGGATTAGTATTTCTTATTATGGTTGTTATGGCATTTTGTGGGAGTAATGAAATAATGTAATTATTAATACCACTACTAATCATAGTATTCACAGACTCAATAAATATTTCATCAAGTAATTTAATGACCATTAGATAAAATGCATTATTATTGTCCAATGTTATTGACGAAATATTATCATACAATTTCTTCAGATTCGGTTTTGTATTAACATTTAGTCTATCTACATAACGGAATATACATACAGTTTTAATAATATCTAAGTGCATGTCGAGTGCATGTCTCAAAATTGTGAAATCAATAGTGATGTTTCTGTCTTGTATTTGTGTAGCATTAAGTTGATTGATAATTTGGTATTCTCCTTTGTTAACAAGATGTGAATTCTGTTCAAGACCTAAAATACCAGGATTGCCATTTTGTGGGTTATTATTGCCAATAATAACTAAATCTTGATTGGTGTCAAGATTGTATCCATATAACTTAATAATGTTTGATACAGGTCTGGATTTGTCATCATTATTGAGATCTGTGATAAATGGATCGAAAAAACTGACAAATGATTTAGGGAATGTATTTAATTTTTTGAGAGATGTTTTGAGAATATTTGTGTAAGGACTTGTTTGATTATAATTATAAGAATTTGTAAATGACTGATTAAATAAATATATATATCTCAATGAATTAACCAGATTGAAATTATCGATATACACATTAATTGATGATTGGAGATCGCAAATTGCTTCATAGAACTTATAAATAAAGTTATTGGCAAATGATGAATCTCTTTCATCATATTTAATATTATTTAATAAATCACTTAATAGATGTGATGGAAGTTTTGGATTTCCATCTTCATCTAGACCCAAATTAGTAATTGATATTAATTCTACTACTTTATCATATTTGTAATATATAACACCAGTGGGAGGTGGACATTGAGTTGTTCCGTCGCTTCTCAAAACAAAATTGCCATTTGCATCAACTATGCATGGTGTATCTATAAAATATCCAGTTGTGTTGAAATTTATTGGACTATTTCCAATATTGGGATCATATATATTATTAATGACAAGTAAATTATTTTCTCCATTATTATCAGCAAATCCCCTAAAAAAATTATTATCATATTTGGCATATGCATAATTTGCATAATATAATCTTTCATTTCTGTTTCCGCCAGATGGCAATGGCAAAACTGCTTTCTCAAAATATTTATTTATTATTTTTGCATCAATATTTCTTATTCTTGTCAAACCTCCTTTATTAAAATCGGCTTCTTTTTTGTCTCCTTGATGCAAATTATATATAAGCTCATAAATATTATCAAATGTATCAGTTAATGATTTTTGATCAAGTTCATATTTGAATATATTTAAATGTTTGTAGACTCTTTTGATATATTCGCTAAGGAAATGAAGACAATATGACATATTGATTAATGATAATTGGGTTTTGCCAATTGAATCAATATTTTCTGTTACAGTATCAAGATCAAGCCCCTTTAATTTTTCATAAGTAATATTATTGTTACCTGCAAGTCTTATTGGACTGTTATCTTGTGAATGCAATTCTCCTGCCAAATCTAGAATTCTTTTGTAAATATTCTTCATATTATAAACCATAAATTCAATATCATTGTCTTCAAAACCGTCACATAATCTTTGGAATTGATCTTTTTCATGTTGATTATCACATTTTTTCTCTGTATCAATGTCTTCTAGATCTTTTCGATCATAAATATTTAATTGTGGACATTTTTGTTTAGTTATATATGTGTCAGCTCTCATATTATAAAATGTTTCACCAATTAGATTTTTAAGGTCATTATGTTGTTCAGTTTTATCTAATACATCAATAATTTTAGAGACATTGTTCATAACACCAAGAATATTAAGAATATTATCCAGATTGGTAATAATGTCTAATGCCTTCTCATGTATCTCATTATTATTCTCAATCATATTTTTACGATCGGTTTCGAATTTTTGGGAATAACTTTTGAAATATTCTTCAAAAACTTTTTCCATTGAAGGGGCAGATAAGATATGTAGATTTTTAGGACCTAAACCAGTTTTATTATCAGTTAGTGAAGATCTTTGTCTAGCTGTATCATCAGGAGTGTCACCAGTTTGCAAAGGGACAAAGTGACTAATTTTTGTTTTGAATCTATCAGAAATAATTTTTTTGAGATCAATAAGTTTAGTTCGGAATGAGTCAGGAAGATTGGAAAAATCGGCACCACCTTTGAGTTCTTTAAATTCAGGTCTAGATTGGATATAATCATAGATAAATTTTCTGTCTTGATTGTCTGAATTATCAGAAAATATGAAAGCATAATTGAAAATATTGGCAATGTGAGTAATAAATTGTTTGATGTCATTATTATTACTGAAATCATTGAATAATTCATCATAAGCATCATTATTAATGGATGGAGTAGGTTTTTCAGGAGTGGTTATTATTTCTTTAGGTTTAGAAGGTTTATCAAATAGGACAGGAGAAACTAAATGATGTAAAGGTGAAAAATGTGAATTATCACGACTATTGGGATCTGCTTTTTTTTGGAGAAGGTAACTGATAATATTTTGATCACGGATATTACAGGCGAGATGTAGAGGGCGGACACCATTTGAATCTGCCAAATCAACAGGAGCACCATTATCAATAGCATATTTGACAAGATCGAATCTACTGGAAGATGGAATATTAGAGTTCAATAAAATATGATGCAATATAGTGCGATTGTTTTCGTCAGAAACAGAGAGGAATGATTTATTTTCATGGATAGAATTTTTAATACTGTATACATCACCTTTGGCAGTGGAGATTAATAATTTATTAGCAACATCATTAGGTGTTTGCTTATCAGGAATATGCATATTTGATCGAAAAGTTTGTCCATAAATTGGTCTGGATTGCATAATTATGGCTATACATTATATCGACATTATTTATTTCAATTAAAAGCCAAAATATTTAATAATGGACAAGACATTGAGTGATAAAACAAAATGGAATATAATTTATTTTATAATGGTATAATATCATAACAATAATGGATAACTATTTTTTGAACTGTCCCCCGATGATGGATGATGGAAGATTATTTACAGATTATAGATCATCACAAGTTAGAGAGGAAATATTTAGATATAAAAATTGTTTGCCAAATGAAAATGCCACAAGAACCTTCAGAATAGAGACTGCAGATAAATTAATGGATGAAGAGTGGAAATATTTAAAAGAAACTAAATCTTGTTTCCCAAGAACACAATGTTTCCATAAACACCCCACAACAAGAGTCACCACAAATTACAATAATGCCGAACTGTTAGCATATAATGGAGATCTTACTGCTCCTAAATGTGAGGTTAATGAATCTGATTATAGAATAACAGTTACTAAAGGATCAAAACAATCGAACCAAGTCAAAAAGGCTGATCCATATACCGGATATCCTGCATCAAGATGTCCTGCCAAATGTGCAAAGACAAACAGACTTCAACCAGACTATTTGTATGTAATTGACAACAAATATTAAATGTAATATTATTTATGACTATTAATTATTCATAAATAAGAAATATTTTAATTATCCATTTTTATTAACATTATTGTTGATATTATTTTTAATCATTTCGTAAATGACAGGTTTAACGGCTCCATTGGGAATTGTTATGTTCATCTTTTTTGCCATACTTTCCAGATCTGATTTAGTATAACTGGATATTGATTTTAGTTTTGTTGCATTTAGTGATGTGTCATTATCATCCACTGTTCCTAATGAAAGATCATCTGTCACTCCATTACCCTTTGTCTTATTCTTTTTGGCTGTATTTACATTAACTTTTGATCCTTTATTTGATCCTCCAATTGTTATTTCTTGTGATGCAATATCATCATCTTTTGTATTGTCATTAGTCATATTGATATTGTTATTGTTTTTATCTTCATTATCTTCCTCATTGTCCTCTTCATTATCTTCATCATCTTGATCATTATCTTCATTATCTTCATTATCATCCTCATCATTATCATCTTCATCTTGATTATCATCCTGATTGTCATTATCATTATCATCTTCATCATTATCTTCATTATCATCATTGTCATTGTCATCATTATGATTTTCAGAATCATCGTCATGATTTACAATATCTATTTTTTCGTCTTTCTCATCATCACTGGATTTGGATATTAATGGTTCTTTTACTTCTTTATCGATTTTGGTATCTGATTTATTTTCAGATGCTGAAATAGCAGGTGTTGATTCTTTCACTTGATCTTTAACCTGATCTGATTTTTGAACATTCTCACTAGTTGTGCCTGTAGTGATTTTGGTAGTTTGTGAGACATTATTTTTTGTGACAATAGGTTTTTTGATATTATTTTTGGGTGAGGTATATGAAGGTTCACCTAAGGGTTCAATATCTTTTTTAATATTTTTTGGATTTGAATTTTGCAAGATGACATTAGGTTTAGTATTAGGAATAATATCTGATTTAGTAGTGATGGTATGGATCTTACTAGATGTAGTATTATTAGTTTTTGGTACTTGGACAAGTTCTTTGACTTTAAATTTATCATTATTGTCAGATTTATCAGTTTCAGGACTCATATATAATTCTTCGTCATGTTTTTTGTGATCGTCAATGATATTTGGATTGGGATTCATTTCAGATAGATATGGCATATGTTGATGGTTGTTGTCATTATTTCCATTGTTTTCACGATGGTCAACTTCACCAAAATGATCAGACATGAGAGTAACAGTTTGTTTTTCAATATTGTTCATTGTTCTGATTTGTTGAATAAGTTCGTTGGTGTATGTTTTGAATTTGGCAGAGGAGTTTGTATTTTCCCGTTTGATAATATTAAGGAGTTCTTGATTATGTTTTTCAAGAAGGGAATCTATATTTGATATTTTTTTGACCATATCATTTTTGAATTGATTGATTTCATTCAATAATAAAAATACAATAACAAGTGCTACAACTAAGAGAATAATAAATTTTATGTCCATTTATATTATATTATATCCAAAATCATTATTGCATTCTAAACGTTGGCAAATATTGTTATATTTTATTGTGCTATTAAATCAGAATTATATAAACTAAAAATATATAGAATAGAATTCATTACAATGAGTGAAATATTTAATATCAGTCAATGTAATATCTCCCAAATTGTTGGTGAAGCAAATAGATTTTTGTTTCATATATTATTAGTTCATATTGCATCAAATATTATTGAAAAGAAAAATAATCTATTTGGTGAAGAACTATTTAGAACACTTATTATTACTGCATTAGCCATAGTTATGTATCATATATTTTTCAGAAAGATTGTAGAACCTAAAATAGAAAAGATGAAATTGATTTGTTTAGATGGTCATGAAAAACATAAAAAGAAGAAAGAATTAGATAAAAACGATATATTCAAATCTAATATTAGAACAAAGACACATTCTATTAAAGATGCCATCCAAAACAAAAACAAAAATAGAAGAGACAAAGACAGAATCAATCCAACCTAAAGAAGTAATACAAATAGGAGACATGATTTATACAATCAAACAGACTAATGATGAATCAAGGGATTTATATTTATTAAGAGTCAATTACATTATAGAGTGTTTGAACAATATGAATCATGATGAAAAAATCGATTGGGATATTCTAATCAGAAATTCATATATTTGGAGAAATATCAAACATAAAGGTATGACTTATCCATCAACCTTTACCAAAAATATTTATGGATTATAATTTTTGTCTGAAAAAATATAATCTTATTATTAAACTTTTGAATTCAGTTCATTAGTAATAAATGTTGTATTAATTGAATCAGGTGGTGTTATTTTTTGTGTTTCATGCCATTTTTTGAGATCCATAGTCATTGAATCAGTATATACTGGTTGTACTTCACAAGTCTTATTACTTACACAAACAGGTGGATAGGGAGGAACAGGGAACCAGTCTTTAGGTGGTAAGAAGGAATAACCATATTCAAAATCTTTATCATTGAAACTTGGTGGCAATCTATTAAAGTCAGAATATATCATTTGATTTACCAAAATGTCATTTCTTGTTTTACCATCTTGAACTGCAATCTGATCTAAATTTTCAGAATATGCATATTTACGTGGATCAAATACTTGTTCATACCAATTCAATTGCACTTCATTTTTAGTCTCAGGTTTGTTTATGTTAGTATCACTGTTAGTATTAGTATTAGTATTAGTATTAGTATTAGTATTAGTATTAGTATTAGTATTAGTATTAGTATTAGTATTAGTATTAGTTATGTTAGTAGGTGTAGTATTAGTTATGTTATTATTTTTGAGGATAACATTTTTGCCACCGAATTCGACAGTATCTACATAGTCTTTATTGGCTTTTTCATTAATATACATATTAATTGAATCATCTATTTGATTGTTAGATCCGCCAAATTCATTTGATGCTAAAACAGATTCTTGTTTTGCAAAATTCTTTGCATCATAAAACTTATTATCATTTTCAACCTTGATTGATTTAGTTTCTTCAGATGCTACACTGTCAGATGCTACACTGTCAGATGACATACTAGATGAATCACTAGATAAATCAGATGACAAATCAGATTTGGAATCATTTAAATTGGCTATTTGTGAAGATATACTAGATGATATAGCAGATGCTATATTTGAGTTTTGAGACAGATTTGATATATTAAGATCATTAGATGAAACATTTGGAATAGATGGAACAGATGAAATAGATGAGACAACATTTTGAGGTTTAACAGAGAAAGAGAGAGTCATATGTTCTGGTTGACATTTCTTAATGGAATTGCGAAGGAATATAGTTTCAGTGATAACAACCAGAAGAGTCAATACGGCAGAAGCCAATAGAATATCAATTTCAGACATATCACAGCCAATAGTGAATTTAACAATAAAATACAATATTAGCCAGAGGGCAATATATTTGAGTCCTTTATATGTGATATCAGTATCCATCAGAAGTATATTACAAAGATAGAAATTATATTATAATATGTAAGTTAAAATTATAATATTAGTTAGATTTAATGAAAATCAATTGAATAAAATAAATTAATTGCATGGATTTGATGTGTCAAATAAATAATGGAGGGATTTACCAACAGCAATACTAAAAGCGATGAATGAAGATAATAAGATATTTAGTGTGAAGAAATCGGTATCAACGGTGGATTTAAGCCAGGATTGGGAAGTAGGGTTATACCATAAATCAAATAGTAAGGTATGACCGATATAGGCAAGGAGACCGATAAGTAAACCACTGCTAATTACATTCCAAACATGGACAGGGCATTGTTTTCTGACAGATTTAAGAACATAAAGGAATGATGCGAAAATAGAAACAGCGAGAAACATATATATTTTTTGTCTGACGATATCAGTTTTTTCGATATCAATAAGTCCAAAATGTAGTATTACAAATACAAATACAAATATGAACAATATATCAGTGAAAGGATTCATTTATATATTAACATTAACAAAATATATTCTCTAATGCACAGAAATATATATTATGACAAAATTTATACATTAATAGGATATATATTAGAGGTGTTGGAAGAGTTATTATTTGTAGAATATTCTTTCATTAATAGTAGCGAGAGTAATATGACAATAATAATTAATAGGATAACAATGACAATGTAATAAAAGAAATATTTGTCATTGATATCTTGAAGGACAGGATTAATAAAATGGTGCATAAGTTTTTTTCTATTAGAAGGTTTTTTGGTTTCACTTACAATATCATTAATTATTCTGTCTACTAATGGACCAATAAATGATGATTCATTAGTATCTAAAGATGAATTATTAATACCAGATTTATCATTGATTGACTTCATGATATATAACTAATAATATTGGTAATGATTAATGATTTAATATAACAGACATAATTGTGTTTGTTATATAGTGTTATATAACTGATAAATGAAATAGTGGTTAATTGTATATGTCACGGACCATATTAAATAAAGCATTGAATAATGAAGAACCAAAAACCAATAATGAGAATGATAGTATTATTTTGAAAAAGACTAGACATACAGGGAATTATATGATAATGAAAAAAAATAAAGGGACAAAAACATGTGAAAGAATAAGATGTAAATTATATGGTGTATATTTTCCATTTGGTGTTGAAGAGTATAATGGAAATTTGATATTGAATGTAGAAATGACAGAGACAAACAATTATAATTATAATACAATATGTACATTGAAGAAAATAGACAGATCAATTGGAGGGTTGAAGGAAACAGAATTAGGGAAAACCAAATATGAATTAGGGAACAAAAAATATTACAGTTTTATAAATGACATAACGGATCAATATATTGAAAAGAAACGTAAAATCGAGAACAAAGAATATAAATTAAATGAGATGAAAGAAATAATAACTGAGAAAAAAACAAATACAATAAATAAATACCAATGCAGGATGCATATAAGATATGGAGCAAAAGTAAGACATTCAAAATTTGTAGGAGAAATGACATATTCACAAATTAAGGGACATTATGGAGATATAGAAATAGAAATGGGTTCATTATGGAACAATGATAAGATTAAACAATATGGTGTAACAGTATATATAACAAATATAATCATTAATAAATAGACTAATTAAATGAATTTAATAGAATTCAATAGAATTAATTAATATAAAAAATTGAATGCGTTTAATTCTAGAATTAAAACACCTAAAGTCCCGGAATTATTAATAAATAATATAATGAAAATCATCGACGTAGAAACAGAGGACATTGCTGATATCAAAACCATTTTTGAAATCTTAAATGGGTTTATTTCAGAGGCAAATGCAGATTTTATCAAAAATGCCGACCAATATAACAAGAAATTAACTGAGAAATATGGCAAGACTAATTCTGAAGATAAGAATGATTCACATTCTAAAGATGATGGAAAAGATGATACAAATGATGATAATGAAGAAGAGGATGAAGATGTAACTGAAAAGAAATCTTCCAAAAATAAAAAACAAACTGATAATGATCAGAAAAATAAGAAAGAGAAAAAGACAACCAAAAAATCAAAGAAGGAAGAGCCTGAAGAAACACAAGAAGATGAAGATGATGAGGACAATGACAAAAAGAAAGGCAAATTGAAAAAGAAGGAGAAGAAGAAAGAGAAGAAGACTAAAGATAAGGATCAAGATGAAGAGACAAAGAAGGAAGAGAATAAGGGTGTGATCAAGATCTTGACATCAGATCCTAACCAAGTGATGATGACATATATAGTATTAAAGGGATCGGCATTTAAGAAGTTTGATATTCAACCTGAGAAATACAGTGTGGGATTAAACTTAGATGAATTATACAAATATATGAAGAATGTAGATAAGGAAGGGACAATGAGTATTAGTTTAGATTCAGATGACACACAATATTTAATTTTTGATGTGAAGAGTGATAATTCTACATCACAAGAATCAATATGTGAATTGAGAGTATTGAACTTGATAGCAAACAAAGACAGGAAGATTGTGGCTGATGTGACAATGGCAGTAAGAATTAATTGTTTAGCATTCCATAAGGCATGTAAGGATTTAATGCAATTCTCACAGTTTGTTGAAATTACTTGTGATCCAACACAATTTGTAATCACATGTAAAGGTGATTTATCAAATCATTCACGTATATTTAGAATGGATGGTAGTCAAGATGGAGTAGTAATTAAACCGATAAAACGTGATGATAAAGGACCAAACATTATCAGATTAGTATTTGACTTGAAATACATTAATAGCATGTATAAATGTTCATCATTGTGTGATGATATGGAGATTTATTTGAATCCTGATTCAGTAATGTTCCTGAAATATGGTATTAAATTAATGGGTGAAATGATTGTTGGTATCGCCCCATCAACCAAAAAAAAAGAACTAAAAGAACAAAATCAAAATAATGCCGAAAATTATGACGAAAGAAATGACACTCATTATCAAGATGATGACGAAATCGAATTGAAATAAATTAATTCATTGAAATTAGATTTCGCCATCGAATTGAAATAAATTAGTGAAATAATTTTATTTATTAAAAAGGAATATAATTTATGAATTATATTGGAAATATCAATATAATTCAGATATAATAATAAAAATAAATAACTCTTAACAATATATATAGGAATGTCCAATAAACCTAAATCTTATCAATTAGTCAATCCAATGATTGAAGGAACACTTAAAGATGTATATGAAGGTAAAAAGGCTCTTGATGCCGCCGATCAATTATGGAAAAATTTGACTGAACATATTGTTTCACATGTTCCCAAATTTATTTTCACTATGAAAGAATTATCTGGTGGTAATTATCACCACTTTGAAGTCAAAGAAGATGATAAAGAAGGTTCATACGTCATCAATGAATTAAATCTCCAAATTCCTGAAAAAGAATTCAATAACTTTGCCAAAATGGTTGATGATTATAGCAGTGAACGTAATGATAAAGAACAAAAGGGTGGTAAACGTAAACGTTATGATGATAGCTCGTCTTCAGATTCTGACAGTTCATCCTCATCTTCTTCAGAATATTATCCTACAATCAGAAGAACAAGTCCTATTGCAATGTTCCATTATAATTCAAGAGTTTATTATACCACTCGTGATGGTAACACTTATTCTTATCAATCTACAATAAATCCCCAACTCGTCACTGTAAGAACACCTGTATTCACACCTATTTTCCGTCCTGCACTTGGAACATTTGTTGGTATTTGGCCATAAATAATAAATAATCTATTTTGTCAAGTCATTCATTGACTTGTATAATGTGTCTCTTCTTTCTAATAATCTCTTATATGATGTCTGCATTAATCTGTATGTTTTTTGCTTTAACATTAAACATTCAAATCTTGAATAGTCTGTTTCTCTATCATCTATTTTTTCTAATATATCACAATCAATTGTTTGTTTAAACTTATTGATTTCTTTCCACATTGATCTTACAACATTATGATATTTCTTCATTTCCTCATCTAATATTGTAATACCATTTGTAATCATACTCAATTCCTCAAGTATATTCTCTATTTTTGTCTCAATCATAGGTGATATTTTTTTTGTATTTTCTGTCTCCATTTTTTATTGTTATTTAAATAATAGTATTAATTATTTAAATAATTATTTCCAATTTCAAATTTTATTTTGAATTATCTTTCAGATAATTTATCAAATCCATCTTATTTAAATCCATCCCTACTTCTGTATACATATTTGCAAATCCTTCCTTCTTAGTCACAATTGGTATCATAAATGTCTCATTTGACATCATGTTTGCCAATAATTTATATATATAATTGCAATTTGCCTGTTTACCTTCTGTCACAATCGCTATATTCTCACCCATAAAATTATCAACATAATGTTCCCTATTACTACTCACTCCTTTTTTCGTCAACAATATATCTACATCATTATCACTGTAATACATCCCTTTATTATCATCAATATTGAACATTGATTTGTAATTGTTTGTATGATTAATACTGACTGTCGGTTTTTTCATTAACCATGTTTCAATCTTCATAATATTCTTATCGTTATTCATTAGTCTCAATCTTTATCATAATTTATTAATTTATCTTTAACTATTTTTATTTATTTTTTGTCGCTTTTCTTTCAGATACTTTTTTATTATTGTTATTATCATTATTATTATCATCATTGTTATTATTGTTATTCTTCTTCTTTTTGGCGTCTTCACCTTTAGTTCTCTTTAAATATTTCCTTGTCTTGACTTCACGTTTAGCCTCAATAGTAGCAATAAAGTCTTTAACAACACGTTCAATCTGTTCTTCATCATCATATATTTCGAATTTCTTAAATCCATCAATAAGACTTGTCGAAATGTCTTCAACTTTAATTGGTGCAGAACGTTTTGATTCAGTTTTAATTAATGATGCCTTTTTACCAACATTAATACACTCTTCATTTATTTTGTCAAGATATTCTATCAAAAATTTCTCTAATGATTCCTTTCCTTCTTTCATTTGTTTAATTTCTTTTTTATGTTCATCTTGTTTCTGTTTAATAAGATCATCAATCTTCATATATTTGATTACTTTATCTGCTATAACTGTTCTTGCATAATTATTTCTGGCATCTTCATCCATATTCTCAATATCCATAACATTTTGATCATCAAATTTGGCAGGATCATCTTGTTCATGTGTATCATCATGTTCTGGCATTTCCGAACTATCGACATTATTTTGTTCTATTTGTTCATCTCTTTTAGATATTGAGGATTTACTTTCTTCTTTAACTGTTTTATCTTTATTATTTTTTGTGCTTTTCTCCTTTTTAGCCATACTAATTGTGATATATATTATTATAAACAAAAAAATTTTAAATCATTTACATAGAATATTTCTATAAACATAGAATATTCCTATAAACATAGAATATTCCAAGGGTGTGTTAGTCCATATTTTTGGACACCAAACATTAATAGACTGATAAATGACAATGACACATAAACAGGAGTCTTATTTGCACCTTCAACTAATGTATATATTTCATGTTTACTATTATCAATTCCGGTTTGTTCCATTGGAGTATTAATATCATATATGTTTACTAGTTCCTTGTTCTCTGTCTCAAGTGTCTTATGTTCATATATATATTCGTAAAATGTTTCCATTTTGTCATTTGTTGATGTCTTATCTTTAATATTCACTCCATCAATTAGACTCCCTGATGTTGAATGTTTCATATTGTATATCTGCACAAACTTACTCATCATTAAGAAGTAATTTGTGGCATAATCACCAATTGATTTTTCATTTATATCTTTCTTCTCAATCATTTTCACATCACCCTTCTTCTCTGTTTTGATATCTGTTTTGATATCTGTTTTATTCTCAGAATTTTCAATAGTATTAATAGTATTAGTAGTTGATGACATTTTAGGATATTATTATAAATTAATGTTATTATTTAATCAAATAATAACAGAACAAAAAATAAAATAATCAAATTTTTAAGAACACAAACTCTTAGTAGATCTATCTGGTTCAATTGAACTTTGGAGCCATGGGGATACAACAAATTTAGGACATATAGCACCATCACTACCTCTAATATCATAGAATGGTGATTTATGTGTTGAACCAATAGTATTAGAACCAATAGGTCTATATATGTTAATCAAATGTGAATTCTTAACATTTACAGTTTCAATTGTCTCAAACCAGTCTTTCTCTTTTTCTTGTGGTAAATAGCCATCTAGATCATATTTATCTTTTTCGGTTCCCTTATTGTTTTCTATCTTAATAGGGGCACCACCTTCAGATTCTTCAAGAGGAACAAATTTGTTTGAATAATTCTTAGTAACATCTGATACTTTGAATTGTCCATCAATGTTGTTTAATGGTTTTTCTGTAGCTCTGTATGAATCATGTTTATATTTGCCACCTGTCTTACGTCTATAATAAGGACCATTCATACCCATGGCTCTTTCTCTAATTATCTCTAGACTTGAATCAACAGCATCATCCATCTCAGCCAATGATGCAGAAACATTTGAATCATCTGATCCAACATCAGATTCAGATTGGACATCAGATGAATTGTCTGATGATTGATCCGATTCGATATCAATTTCTTGATTATTTACAGTTTGTTTAGTTTGTAATTCACCGTCATTATGGATTGGGGTATTTCCAAATAGATAGAATAATGATAATAATAATATTGATCCAACAACGATCACAAATGTGGAGTTATTTGAGGACTCAGGCATTGTTAATGTTATATATATCTCAGATATAATTTAATATTATATTATTTTCATTTATAATCTGAATTATCTTATTGTATTAATATTATTCTATCATTTTTTAATATTTACCATTTCTCTTTTTCCTTTTTTTAATAATCTTTTTCAAATTAGTTATCTTAGTTTGTGTATTGTTTTTATTAATATCATTTATTATTACACTATCTTTTCTCTCTGTCTGTATATCTATTATGTCCTTTGTTGTGAATGCCGGAAGAATCTCATTCATTTTATTTATTTGTTCAAATGAATCATCCTCAACCTTATCTAATATTATGTCACTTTCTCTAATTGGTTTTGTCAGTTCTTCATTATTCTCATTATCTTCATTATTCTGATTATTCTGATTATTTTGATTATCTACATTATTATGAATATTTGTAATGTAATTTGGTCCATGATCATTAATAGAATTGGTGTATACATATTGAATTGGATTATGAATCTGTTTATTATTATGAACATTAAGTATTGAGTTATTAATTAATAATAATATGTCAGTGATGAAATACAATAATTTACATAATTCATAATTAATATTTCCGAATGAATTATTCAACATAAATGTCCAACTAAATATTACCTTGACCAAAGATACAATATATATGACATATTTATTACAGATTTTCGTCAGGAATAATGAAATCATATCTGTAATAAATAATCCTAATATTATCTTGTCAAATGGTCCTAATATGTAAACCAAAATATATGTAATAATTTTATAGAAATATTCAAATAATCTAAACATTGTTGTTCTAGTATTAGTTTTGTTAAAAATAGAAATGATATTGTTAATGTGTAATGTCAATATTGTTAGTATTAATGAAAATAATGGTTTGACAGATTTAGAACTAGATGTATATGAATTAATAACATAACCCAAAAATACAACACATATACTCTGTAATAAATAATTTATAATGTCGGGTTTTTTCATTATTGATAGATATTAATATATTATTTTACCAAAAAAATAGTTTAATAGGTGGATATATTATTTGACCATTTGTATATTAGAGCATGATTATAATATAATATAATTATGATCAAAATATTTCTATAGAATATATATTATGAATATGAATACTGATATTAAAAAATTATCTGATTTAATGAATTCTTCTGCTAGTCCTGATTCTGAAGAAATATACAGAAAACAGAATGGTGGTGGTTTTCTGAAGAAATTATTCGGTTTTGATAGTGATAGTGAAAAATATGTCAATCTCACAGAACTAATAATTGAATCACTTGATAAGAATGATGTCAAAACTGCTGAATTCTTATTAAATAGAAAATTTGTCCCTGATACTGATATGACTAATAATAATGGCGAAAATATTCTCCATAAATTAGTCATACATTCTAATAATTCACAAATTGTAAGTAATGCACTGTCATTAATTCTCAATAATAAAAACTATCATTCATTAATTAATAAGCCAGATAACCAAGGATATACCCCTTTTGCTTTGGCTATTCAAAATGGTCGTCATGATATTGTTAGTTTAATGGCTCAATGTGGGGCAAAGAGAGATATTGGAAAATTTAATATCTTGACTGATAGAGACACTAGTTCAAGTAGTGATAGTGCAAGTGTTTATGTTAAAATTATTGACTTCATTACACCCAATTTGCAGAAATTACCAGAAGAGAATAAGATTAATACTAATACTAAAGGTAAAAATATTTTCAAACCTCAAACTCAACCCCAAATTGAAGAATATGTAGTGAGCAACGATAATGACAAAAAACTTGAAGAAATAGTAAAAGGATTTGATACTACATCAACAGAAACAAAATTGCCAATGACTGATAATATTGGAAATCATTCAATGACTGATAAAAAACATATAGACACTAACACAAGTACTGAAACATTTGTCAGTAAATTGGCTGAGGAAATGTCAAAGTCAAAGTCAAATACACAACCTCAAAATGAATTAACACAAATGGGTGGTGCTAATAAAAAGAATAAAAAAAACAAGACTAAAAAGAACAAGTTATTGGCAAGAATGACTAAGGGTGAATTGTCTAGAATAAATGAAGCATCACAAAACCAGGCCACAGAATTCCATAAAGCGGCTATTGATAAGGTATATGCCATATTAGACAAAAAAGACGAATATATCGCTAGAGCCGTCAAAGCAATAATATATAGTGAAATAAAAGAAAAGAGTCCTCAATTAAGTGGTCTAGATAAAGCGGCTGAACTATTAAAGATGATTACTAAAGACAAAGTGAATGAAGTATTAAAGAAGAAAGAAGCTATTAATGAAATTGTCACTTTGTTGAAATCTAAGGACGAAAAATACAAAACTAATAAACATGATATGAATAAATCAAAAGAAAAGGGTATTACATCATCTGATGAAATGTCAACTGAAGATTTAGGCGATTCAGATTCTAATTCAGATTCTGAAGAAGGAGTATCAGATGCATCTGATTATTAGATTATAGAATTATTATAAACAAAATTATTGTCTATAATAATATTAGTGATATGTCTCAACTACAAACAAAAAAGATTATTTCTGAATTGGCAAATGTGCAAAGTGAAGTTAGAGGAACAACACTCATCACTTACATTGTATCAGGATCAACAGATCTATGACTAGTCAGAAAACATCTGGAACAAGAAATAACATCTGCTACTAATATTAAATCGAAACAAACAAGAACTTGTGTTCTAGATGGATTGAAAGGTTTACTAAATGCATGTGAAAATTATTGTTCCAAAAACAAAATACCTGCAAATGGTTTAGTCATGTTAGCCGGTGGTATTGATACAAAACATTTATCCATAGAGTTTATTGAATCAAAGTCGTATATTTAGCAATAGGTTAATATTTGAACCACCTTTACCAATCAAAAGGAATTATTATAGATGTGACACAAAATTCCATCTTGACGAAATAATTAAAATGTTTCAAGATCATGATGTTAATGGTGTTGTGTATTCTGATGGTAAGGAATGTATATATTATGAACATAAAAATGATACATTAAAAAAAATAGCTACACACACAATATATTTACAAAATCAATTCAGGAAAGGTGGTCAAAGTACAAATAGATTAGCAAGAATAAGAGATATACAAAGAGAACAATATGTCAAATCACTTGCTGATAGAACAATTGATTATTATTATGACAAGAGCCAAAATAAAAGTAAGATTAACAATATAATATTTTGTGGTCCTGCAGAATTCAAGACAGAAATATCACAACAGAAAGAATTAAAAACATATTTCAAAAATATTCATGTATTGACAATGGATGAATTAAATATAAAATTAATAAATGATTTGATAAATGGTCTTGTTGATCCAAAAGAGGAAAAGTATGTAGATGAAATAAAACAAATGATAATGTTAGCAGATGACAGATTATTATTTGGAGATGAGATCATAGATGGCATAAAGAATTGTATAGTGAAGAGAGTATATATTCATAATGATAGTAAATTGCTTGATAATGTAAATCTATCTTATGATGTCCAAATAATTAAAATCAAGTCAAATGACATTAAAGATTATGGAGCTATTGGAATAAAATTCTATTAATTATTATTAATTAATTGACAATTAATTAATAAATAAAATAATTAAACATTTAATGATCTGGTTTAATTTGTTTGATCTGGACTGAAACACGAGACTTACCACTATCAACTCTTGAAACTGAATATCTATGTTCAATATTTGTAATGATTGAATCCAATGTTTTGAGAATACTTACTGGAAGATTGTTAATAAAATCCTTGTTCTGTTCAAAATTCTTAACCCAAAACTTAATCAACACATTTCTGTTCTTAATTGAATAACATAATCCATTAATATCCATGTTATTCTTTACGAATGATTCATTCATAACTAATATACACATTGCAGTAAAGGCATCTACACCTAAATCACCTCTAGAATGTCTATTATATCTGTTCATATTCTCAACCATAATTGAACAAATTGCACCATCCTTATTGTTATTGTCTTCCCAAATTGGTGTGATTCCTTCTCTCATAATGTAATACTGTCTGTAATTCTTATCTAGATTATCAAATACTGATAAGAACCTCCACATACTTCCAATACTATCAATTTCATAAATTGACTCATATGAATCAATGTCCCAATTAATATTATTATTATTGTGAATCCATACTCTCCATAATGAATTCAATTTCATATCATCTCCTGGATATTTTTGTTCTGGATCATAATACTCCAATTCTGGTTCTTTCTCTTTATGAACTCTATTTTTTCTCTTCTTCTCCATATATGATGAAGATGATGACCAACTGTCATCACCTGACGACGCTGATGGAGGAACATATACCTTAGATCTCTTCTTTGTATTTGTCTCTTCCTCTTCATCATCTTCTTCCTCATTATCTTCATTATCCTCTACTTCATTATCATCATTATTTGGTGATGATTTTTCTTCAAAAGCATTCTCATCATCCTCATCATCCTCATCATTTTGATCATTGCTGTCAATGACATCCATTTTTCTGACTTGGGATTTATATTCAGATCTATTAGATCTCTTTTGTTTGGGTGATGCAACAACTTTAACTTCTTGTTCATTATCTTGAACATTATCTTGGAGATTGTCTTGGTCAGTGACATTATTCTGAAGATTATCTTCATCATCCTCATCCATCAATAATGCAAATTTATTAATAGGGATTTTGGATTTATTTGATTTAGAGGATTCAGTTTGTTCCTTATCATGATATTTCTTATTAGATGAATTATTGTCTGATTTGATAGATTTTTTAGGTCTTGGCATTTTCTGGTAATAACACTAATAAACTTTTTTATCTTTAGGTTATTTAATTATTTGAAGAATTAATAATTTCAATTTTTATCAATAAATAAATAAAATCATAAAGAAAAAACGGCAGATATTGCAGACAATTGGACATCAGTATCAGTAGTTACAATAATATTAAGTTCTACATCTCTGAGATTCAATAATATATTTGCACCAGAGACAGAATCAATTACACCATTAATAATATCATTATTAAGTTTTGAAGTCAATTCTGCAAGAATGTCAATTAATGCATAATGATTTTGATTAATAAATTGTCTAAAATAATTTATCGATTTTTTGAGATCTTTATTTTTCAATATTTTATACAGTGAATCAATCTCACTATCTGTAGGATACTTTTTGAATTTTGTGACTACATCTGAGGTTATTTTTTTTTGAGTAATTGAAATAACTTGTAACATATGCATAACTTTCCTCATATCACCATTTGATAATTTCCATATTGTTTTGATCCCATCATTAGTAATATCGATCCCAAATTCTTCAGAAATATAACTAATCTTCTTTTTGACTGAATCAAAATCTAATGGTGAGAAATTAAATACCATACATCTTGATTGGATTGCCGGATTAATCTTTTTGTTACAATTGCAAATAAGACAGAATCTTGCATTTTTGGTATACACCTCAATTACTTGTTTAAGCATACCTTGTGCATCGAGTGTCATTGCATCAGCCTCATCCAAAATAATAAACTTATATTGAGGTCCTGTATCTTTATCAATTTTGATAGGTAATGTAGAAGCAAAATTCTTAATTTTATTTCTGACAATTTCAATACCACGTTCTTCAGAAGCATTAATTTTCATTGTCATATAATCAACATTATCAGGTCCATATAATTGAGATGTGAATGCCTCAATGGTAGATGTTTTTCCAGTTCCAGGTGGACCATAGAATAATAAATGTGGAATATTTTGTTTATTTAAGAATTGTTTCAGAGTATTGACAGTTTCTTCTTGAGACATGACATCATCAAGAGTTTTAGGTCTGAATCTTTCCACAAATGGCAAATGTTTGTTCTCATTAATATTCATACTTGATTGGTTAAATTGATTAGACTGATTAGAATAACTCATTCTAGAGAATACTTAATTATTATTTAATAATTGTTATTTATCTATTTTTGACTGTAATAAATTCAATTTTATAAAGAATACTAGTTGATAATTTAAATAAAAATTGAATTTTTGATAATTTATTCAATAATACTTAAATAATATAATACTAATATTAAGGATAAATTATGAAGGGATTTTTATCATATGATGCATCAGTCACAAAACCTATTAGAGCTCTACAATTTGACATTCTGTCAAATGCAGAAATCAAAAATATGAGTGCATTGGCAGGAACACATGGTATTGAAGTAGCTGATTTATATGACAAACAAGAACCTAGACGTGGAGGATTGATTGATCCTAGAATGGGTGGAACAGGCAATACTATTTGTGCCACTTGTCAATTGGATGGTAAATATTGTGATGGTCATCCTGCACATATTGATTTAGCCGAACCTGTATTTCATCCTTTATTGTTGCAATATATTAAGAATATATTAGAATGTATTTGTATTGGTTGTTCAAATCTTCTTATCGAAAAAGATAATGAAAAATTAAAACAAATCAAAAAAATTAAATCAAAAAGAAATAGATTCGTCAAAATACATGAACTGGCAAGTAAAGCCAAATATTGCCTTAGGCAACAACAAAACTGTGGTATGAGTGTTCCAAAAATTAAAGTAGAAATCAAACGTTCTACATCAGCCATTAATATTTATTCTGAAGCTGATTCAGTTGATGATGATGGTAAGGGTGGTTCTGATAAAAAGAAGACACGTATTAACCTTACACCAGAATATTTAATTGATATTTTGAATAACATCTCCAAAGAAGATTGTGAAATTATGGGTTTTGAAAGAACAAGACCTGCTGATATGATTCATGAAGTATTTCATGTTCCACCGGTTCATATTAGACCCTCATTAAAAGGAACATTCAGTGGTGGTTCAACTATGGAAGATGGGTTAACACATAAACTAGCCGATATTATTAAAGCTAATAATCGTATTAGTAAGCAAAAAGAATCCAATAATGAAAATGCCAATAAATATTCAAAGGATCATCTACATCTATTACAATTTCATGTAGCTTCATATTATGATCCAGAATTAGTTATTCCAAAATCAGATAGTAAGGGAACACAGTTCAAACCTTTGGTAGATAGGTTCAAAGGTAAGACAGGTCGTATTAGAGGTAATATCATGGGTAAACGTGGTGATTTCAATGCCAGAACAGTTATTACCTCAGATCCAACAATTAGTGCCAATTATTTGGGTGTTCCTGTCAAAATTGCCATGAATGTGACATTCCCAGAATTTGTAACACCAGATAATTATGACAGACTAACACAATTAGTAAGAAACGGAACAGATATATATCCGGGTGCTAATTATGTTTATAGAAATAGTACATCGTTTGGCAAATATGACAAACCAATATATTTAAAATTCAGAAAAGAGAAGATTACATTACAGTATGGTGATATTGTAGAAAGACACTTACAAGATGGCGATATTGTCCTTCTCAATCGTCAACCCACTTTGCATAAACAATCAATGATGGGTCACCGTATTAAAGTTATTAATAATCCTACATTATTAACATTCAGATTATCAGTAGCTGTAACTACTCCTTATAACGCCGATAGACATTAATGTTGGCAATAACGGACTGCCCTTTTAAATTATTAAAAGGGGAAAACAGTACTATCCGTTAGTCTTATCTTTCCATAAGATAAGGCAAGACCATGATATGCGGGAAAGTCCTTAAGATCATAATACTATTTTTGTCATGAAAGTGATAAAAAGATCCCGGTTAATTGCCGGCTCCGATAGTAAAAACTTATGGTATGATATGATATTACAAATAATATCATTGAGATGGATAATCCGCAGGTTCAAACCTAACCTCGATTTAAAATTTAGACAGAGTATGGTTTGGTCCTCAGAGACTACGTTGTGGTCGGTCAGATATGAGGGATTAGTCATCCTGATCTGGCTTAAGGTATAGTCCACTCCCACCAGAAATGGTGCTTAATTTACGGCAATATAAAATTGTTATAAATTATTATAATTTAATAACAAAATTTTATATTGACGTTGTTAACAATTGTTAAATTTGTTGATAAAAATCATAGATTTTTATAACAAATTATAACAATTTTTACCAACGGTTTATCCAAATCATAAATTAAGAGATTTATTTCCAAAATAAAGAAATAAATTTGGTAGCAAGGTTTGATGGTGATGAAATGAACATTTACGCTTGTCAATCAATACAGACAAGAATTGAACTTGAAGAAATTGCTGATGCAAAGAAACAAATTATTACACCCTCCAAATCAGTCACTATTTATGGTATTAAACAAGATGGTTTATTAGGTGCCTACAATTTGACTGATGATAAAACAAGAATTAATTGGAGAGACGCTATGAATATTATGAGTTACACATCCTTTGATGAATTCTCCAAACTTGAAAAGAATAAAGATTATTCCGGTTCTGAATTATTCAGTATGATCGTCCCTCCTAAAGTTACTATGAAGATCGGTGATGTCGAAATTAAAAATGGTGACCTCGTTAAAGGTCGTCTCGGTAATACCGTCTTAGGTGCCTCCAAAAAGAATAACCTCCTTCAATATATTTGGGATGGTTATGGTGAAGATGCCACCAGAAATTTTATTGATAATTGTCAACGTCTTGTTAATAATTTCAACCTCTGGAATGGTTTCACTGTCGGTATTGGTGATGCTCAAGTCACACCAGTAGCCAAAAAAGAAATCGAAACATTTATCAGTAATATTATGAATAAAGTAGATATCGATATCACTAATATCGAAAATAATCCTACATACATGGATGCCGAAACATTAGAACATAAAATCTTTTCGGATATTAATGTTGTTCGTGATGATGTATCTAAAATTGTTATGGCTAATATCACTCCAAATAATAATTTTGGTATTATGATTAAATCCGGTGCCAAAGGTAGTTCCAATAATATTGGCCAAATGATCGGTTGTGTCGGTCATCAAGCTTTTGATGGTGGTCTAATGCCTAAAATGTATTCCAATAGAACTTTGTGTTATTTCCATGAAAATGATGATAGAGCCAGATCAAGAGGTTTATGTAATAATTCATATATGGATGGATTATCATATTCTGAATTCGTATACCACACTAAGGCAGGTAGAGCAGGTATTGTTGAACAAGTCGTCAAGACTTCTGAAACAGGTTATGCCCAACGTAAATTGATCAAAACTATGGAAGATATTATGATTAAAAATGATGGAACTGCTAGAATAGCCAATAACCAAATTATCCAAACTACTTATGGTGGTAATGGTGCTGATACCACTATGCAATATGAATATAGAGTTAATATGGTTGAAATGGATAACAAGAAACTTGAAGATTATGTTAAATTCTCTGAAACTGAACTCAAAGAATACAACAAATCTGATCTCAAAGATTTTGATAATGAAAAATTCTATTTTATGATGAAAGAAATGAGAAATAATATTAGAGAATATTTTGTTAAAGCAAAAGTCAATTACATTACAATGAATAATGCTTATATGTTGTCAGTCAATATTAATCGTATTATTTCGTCATTCACATCAACTAATGATAACTCTAAAAATAAATTGACTCCTTCATATGTTATTGAAAAACTTGAAAACATTCTCAATATCAATAATACTCAACTTATTAGAATCCCTCCATCATCAAGAACTAATCCGTCAAATATTATTGTCAAAGATGATATTGCCTCCAAATTTATGTTGAGAATTGCATTATATGATGCATTACATCCTAAAAACTGTATTATTAAATACAAATTCTCCAAAGAACAATTTGACAACATCATTGATGAAATAAATAATAGTTTTAATGATAATATAATTGAACCCGGAACTATGGTCGGTATTATTGCCGCTCAATCATTAGGTGAAGCCGTTACCCAGATGACCCTTAATGCCTTCCATCATTCCGGTATTGCATCATTAACACATTCAACTATGGGTGTTCCTCGTATTAATGAATTGATTTCAGCCACTAAAAACTCTAAAACTCCTCAAATGTTCATCTACCTTAATGATCAAACCAGGAAATCTCGTGAAGTGGCTCATAAAATTGGCTCTTATCTTGAAAAGACTACATTCGGTAGTATTCGTGGTAAATTGGATGTTTATTATGATCCTGATCCTCATACTAAAGGTGGATTCATGGAACAAGATGGCATTACTGATCCATTCTATAGTAAGAAATTAAGTAGAAGTGGATGTCAAGCATCAATCGATAATCTCCCTTGGTTATTCCGTATAGAGATTGACAAAGAGAAAATGTTAAACAAAGAAGTTACACTTATGGACATTAAGGCTAAATTCTGTATTTGGTGGGATAAGAGACATATCAATACCAAAAAGAAGAAAGAAAAGACTACATTATTAAAGAAGATCACATCATTTGCAATGTTATCAAATACTGATAATGATCCTCAACCAATCATTCATATTAGATTTAATGTTAAAGATATTGATAAAACTGATACTAAGAAGGGATCGAAAGCATCACCTTCATTTAACAGAAAAACACTTATCGAATTTATTGAATTACTCGACAAATTTAAATTGAAAGGTGTTGATAATATTGAAAGAGTTAATACTATTGCTAAAGAACGTTATATTGATTCTTTTGATGGTGATGGTATGAAGATTGGTGAAGAACAAGTCATTTACACATCAGGAGTCAATTTGAGAGACATTAGATATATTAATGGTATTAATCCATATCGAACATATTCAGATGACATTATGGAATTTTTGGGAACATTTGGTATTGAATTTGCCAGAAATAGATTATTGGCCGAATTCTTGAAGGCTTATGAAAATGCCGGTAATAGTGGTTTGAATCCTCAACATATATCATTACTAGTTGATATTATGTGTTATGGTGGAACAGTTATTTCTGCTGATAGACATGGTATGAAGAAATCTGATATTGATCCTTTAACTAAAGCCTCATTCGAAAAGTCTGTTGATGTATTACTCTCTGCCGCAGTGTTTGGTGATGTTGATAAAATGCAAGGTGTCTCATCTAGATTGTATGTTGGTTCTGTCTTTAGGGGTGGAACAGGTTATTGTGAATTACTCTTGGATACTCAAGCTATCCAAAACTCAGAATATGTTGAAAAGCCTAAAGATCCTCGATCAGCTAAACAAATGGTTTCTACTAATACTATTGCTAATACAATTATGGAAGATCAAGCAGATGACAATATATTCATTCCAGAATAATTGAATTTATTTATTGAAAAATATTGAAATTATTTATATTTATTTATCATCATCAATAATAATGATAAATAATCTAATATATTCATATCAACTTATATATATTGCCTAGCAACATCCCTGAATACTGAATAAATATCGAATTTGAATGACTAGCCAAATTGATCCAAATGATTTGATCTTGAAAGATATCTTTTACAAAAAGGGGACTAATAATGTGACAACAATTATTGACATCAAAAACAATAATGACAAAAATTATTATTACACATCAGATTATTTAGAACCTGGTTCTATTTCTCTTATTAATAAAACTATTGAATACACTTCCAATTATGACAACAAACAATCATCATTCAATAAACAGGTTCTAATATTATGTATGCCAACTAGTAAACATTTATCCAGAAAATCATTAGGTGATTATACAAATGAAGAACTGACACAAAAATACAAAACAACATCAGACCTTATCAAAAATATCAATGATGTGTCAAAAGAACTGTCAGAAAGACTTGCTTTAATTATGAAAGTGTCAGAACATAAAGAATCAAACACAATTAAATTCAACATTGATCAGATCAAATTGAAATCAGGGAATAAATACAAAAATATTTTTGAACTAAATGGAAAAGTATATTCAATTAGTTCTAATAGTCTAATAAATGTTCTTGATAGTTGTCAATGTAAAATCATGATCCATATTTCGAGTATTTATTCAACACAAAATGGAAATATATTTGATATCAGACTTCTTAGAGTAGTTCCCAAAAATATTGACAATATACCATTCCTTAATAAGAAAATGCTTTTTGATGAGTTCAATGAAAATACTAATAATAATTTCTCACAACTTAAACGTTTTGAATCTTTTGATGTGAGTGATAAAGTATTCATATCAAAAAAAACTATCAATAACAAAATAAAAAAGATTTTGAATTTATAATTAAAAGTAGTATCCATATTGAATGACAATTTTTACCAATAGATTAAAAATAGTATTCATAATGGATGGCAATTTTTTTATCTTGAGATGAAGTGTTATTATATTTCAATCTGATACATGTATTAGCCGGTAAATATGAACTGCCTAATTTAGCCTTACCAAAGATATGTTGTCCTTGAATATGACAATACAATTTTTCTATAATTACTCTTTCAATCAAGATTTGTGTTGTTCCTGCTGTAAATGAATTGGTAATTGGTTTAGTGAATGTAAGTGTAATATTTGATGTATTTGTTTTTTCATCAGAACCATTGATAGTTTTATTTATAATATATCCTAAGTCGTTCAAATTTGCAGTATCTCTTAATTTAAGTGCAAATCCTGCTATTAAATAAGGTAATGCAGTATTTGACACAATAGCAGTAATAGTAGTGCTTGTATTATCACAATCTAGAGCAAGAGCACCAACAACAGTATCAGGTTTGGTCACAATTGTAATATCATCACCAATATTATCTGCAGATATGTCTATTTGCAAACTGTTAACTGAAATGGGAAACTTTTTGATCATGTCATATTCTGTGACTGTATTTGCCTTACAATCCATAACTATTGAATCACCTTTATAAAATCCTCCTGTGCTTTGTGAACCAAATGGGATCTCTTCATTGTTTATATTGACTTTGTTTTCTGCAATAATACCTGCCACATATACACTAGCAGGATTGATTTGATGTGTAGTGTCATTAGGACATTTAGTTGGTGCATCAGTTTCCCAAACAGAAACGGTTTTATTCTCATCTATGCAAAATAGATTGTATTGGCAAACTGTCGTAGTCATTTTAATATATTATATATATATATCAAAATAATTGTTGTGTGGACAGAGTATTTTTATTTAGAATTTAATAATAGATACATGACCATAATAAGCAGTATCACCCCCAACTGGTAATCCAAGTGCACATGAATAATTACTTGATGTAGCACCAGGAATTAATTTTTGGGTGAATTGAAGAACATCATTAGCATTCAAATAAATCACTCTTGAAAAAAGACCTCTGACAAGACTTCTTGTGGCATCTGCTGAACCATTATATGTTGTAGTAGTTGTGCCAGATGTAATACTTAATGATGTCAAAATATTTGTCACGTTATTATTACCTGATGAATTGTTTA